TAAAATTCGGAGGGAAATACCAGTTTGTCTTAGACGGAAACCATCGTCTTCAAAAGGCAATAGATGAGAATGTTGAGAACATCTCAGCAAGAATATTAGATTTAGATAATCCAGAAACTCCAGAAGTATTTAAGAAGGTTCTCGGATGAACAGAATGAAACTCCTACTTGAAAATTGGCGAGAGTTCTTAAATGAGTCAAAGCTCCGTGTCTTTGATTTTGATGATACAATAGCAAAATCCGATTCGAATATTCACATCACAACCGACACTGGTGATAGGATCACAATGACACCAGCCGAATACGCAACGCACGATTTTAACCCAGACTATGATTATGACTTTTCAGAGTTTGATGAAGTGATTAACCCAAGAGAAATTAAACAAATTACCAACATTGTTCGCAATGCAGTCAATGCAGGCACAGAGGGGCGAGAGATTGCTATCTTGACGGCGAGGGCCGCCGGGGCAGAGGGCGCGATTCGGGATTATCTTGAGAGCATTGGGCTTGATACTTCGAAAATTACATTCGAGCTTTTAGCAGATTCAGATCCTAAAGCTAAAGCAGCATGGATAGCCGATCGAATAGAGCAAGGAGCCACAGATGTGTTGTTTTTTGATGATTCCGGAAAGAATGTGGAGGCTATCAACTCTTTATCCGCGCAATACCCAGAAATTAAGATCAGAGCAAGAAAGGTAAAATACGCGGAAGATATTACCCAATAAGTCTATCAATAAGCTGTCTATATTGACGAGCGAAAACTATATATGCTATAGGGAGAAGATCAATGAAGTTGCTACTTGAAAATTGGCGAGGATATTTAAATGAAAATGTATTTTATGTTAATGCTGCTCAACTTCTTCCCGCAGAGGAATTGGGACACGGCAAACACGACGAAGGGTACGATGTAGAGCAAGCAGTCGCAGAAAAGATGCAACAGATACAGCAGGGGAATTTTAATCCCATAGAAGTCTGCAATCAAAAGCCCGTTAATCCATATCGTTTGGCTGGTAAGTCGATGGAAAAGAGTGGACAAGCAGAGCCATTCTACTATGTATTAGATGGGCACCATCGTTTAGAGGCGATTAATAGACTGGGCATTGATAGGGTGCCAGTTTATTTGACAAAGAAGGAGAGTGATGAAACTCCTACTTGAAGAGATAATGTCATAATGGGCGGACTACTTGCACCAGAATTAACAAGCGGAACAAAGCTTACACCGAAAGTCGTCTCTCAGGCAAACGAAGTGTATTTGCAAGCAATCTCCGCTTGGAACAAGTCACTATCCTCACAGGGATTAGAACCCGTCCAGCCAATAAAGGCAGTCGGCTCCACCTCGCATTTCGAGCAAGACGCTACAGCGACACCTGACGAGCTTGAGCAGGCATATGGAACGTCGGATGTGCATTATGGAGACATTGATTATCTCGTTCAGTATCCGTTTCCCGAATCGTTCGACGGTGATGATACTGAGCGTAGAAAGGAAGAGAATCGAGTTAAGAGAGAGTATGGACAGTTGATGCAGGATTTCTTTGACTCTCCGGAGTCTCCGAAAGAAGTTAAGGCAGTTAGCCAACCAATGATAGTCGTTGAGTTGCCTTCTGGCGAACATGTTCAGGTTGATGCCATTGTCACATATCCTAAGTATTCAAACTGGATGACATCTCGATATGGTTCTGAGCGAGGGCTAAAGGGGTACATCACGGGAAACCTCTATGCTGCCCTCGGAGAAGCACTCGTCCTTACAATTGGGACAGAAGGTGTCTTGTCCAGAACGAGAGGAGGAGAGCGGGTTAGTTCCCGAGTTCGTAAAGATGTCGTTATCAACTCCGTCTCTACAGATCCTCAGAATTTCTTATTGGACATCGCTGGATATATTATTGGCTCAGATGACTTTGAAGTCTCGCCAACATTGCAACGACATTCCGGATGGGACGAGGATGCCGTCAGGCTGTCCGATATTGGGAAAGGCATCGTTGGTTTAGCGGAGACGTTGGAGTCCAATGTAGATGGATTCTCGAAGAGAGAACTGCTTAGTAATGTGCTGTCCGTCTTTGAGGCAAAGCTCAATGGAACGATAGATAAGAAAAGGAAGATGATGGCGAAGAAGGGAGTTGACGGAGAGGGCAAGCTTTCCAAGCTTGAGAAGCAAAACCAAAAGAGCTTGAACCTGATGTCATCTATTTTTAACACTGAGTTGTCCTTGAACGAGCAGTCTCTCCGTAATATTATCAAGGAAGTGAAATCATCTCTCAATGAAATGATTGTCCGTGGAGATAAAGACGGGAATTATATAGTAGCGTTCAGAAAATACATTTGGAGATTTGGCGACAGTCCAAGTGAAGAAGTTCATAGTGAAATGAACAGAGTTCTGAAGATAGACAGCGATTGGGATGATTTTTATGACTTGACTGACGATTTAGAATCTCGCAGTGATGTCTTGATTGGAACGGTTGACGACAATGATTCTCTTTTTCTACATGGTCTTGGAGGTTTTAAATTTGATCCGCAATCATCAATTCTCGTGAAGAAGGTAGTGAAAGAATTAGGGCTATCATCCGTAGGCTATGGCACGCACGATGAAGATGAAGATGAGTATGTCTCTAAGTGGGCGATTAAGGGCGAGATTCCAAAAAGAGTTTATCACGGAACATCTACCAACTACATCCAGAGTCTTATGCGATTTGGATTAGTTCCAGACAAAGAAGAGACAAACTACGAAGGAATTTCGCATCCAGAGGCAGTGTTTTTCTCCTCTCGAAAAGATGAAGCACTGATGCACGCAAAACATACAGCAAGAAAAATCGGAGGACTTCCCGTAGTTATAGAACTGACAGTACCAGATAAGAATCTTATTATTCCCGACTACGATATTGACATTGGCGCAGGTGATACAGGTTGCTATGATTACATATGTTCAAAGCTTCGAGACAATCAAAGCAAGTATTCTAAGATGGAGGGAGACAGTCTGTCCCTTTCACGAGAGTTTGGAATATACGGATACAAGGGAAGAATCCCTGCCTCTCACTTCCTCGCATATTATCTGCCAAGGAATCAAGAAGAGTGGGAATACGACGGTTTTTCAGACTTCTTTGAAGTAGATGATGATGAGATGGAAATATTCTCTCAAACGCTTGAAGAACTTGGTTACGGAATGACAGAACTTCCAGAGGACGAGGAAGAAGATGACGAGTGGATGAACGAGACTCTTAACATTTCTTATCTCCGAAAACTAATTCGAGAAGTCAAAACACTTTAGACTAAACTATTTATAACACCACCGCTATAAGGAACCTCTTAAATGAATATTACAAAACAAAGACTTGTTGAAATTATCAAAGAAGAATTGTCAATGGGTATGGAGCCCATGGCACCAGAAATGGAAGCTTCTCCATGTTCAATCGTAAAGAGTATGACAGATATGCTATCAGGACTTGAGCACAACGAAGCTGTCGATGTTATGTCAGAAGTTGCAGAGTCTCTTGGACTTAATGAGCCCGCTCATGAAGAAGTGCATGAAGATGCATCAGCAGATGTTGATACTGCTGAGCTTACAGAGTTGATTGCTGCTGAGTTGAAAGACTTGCTTAAAAAATGAATATCACAAAATCACATCTCTCCTTTATTATTAAGGAAGAACTTCTCAATGTTCTTTGCGAGGGAGACGACATCTCTTCCTCCGGAATAGAATCCATTGTAGGCATGCTCTCTGCCGACGATTTAGAATTGTTAATGAACAAAATAAATGATAAAATTGAAAAATTAGAGAAAAACGTCAACCAAATAAAAGATATTTTAGCAAAAAAGCACGGAAGACCATCTCAATCTATTTAATGTAGATGTTTAAGGTTGGCAATTTAGTAAAAAGAATCAAAGTGTTATATGTCAGTGTTTCGGACTATGATTGGGTTCCGTATACTGGAGAAGCTGAAGAATATGGCATTGTTGTCGATGTTGAAGAGCCTATCAAACCTTATCAAACATATCGAATCGAGTATCCAGAAGTATTTGTAAAAGTTCTGTGGCAAAATGCAGATTATGGACCAACTTGGCATTGGGGCGATGAGCTTGCCGTAGTAAAAGGTAAAAAGAAAGATTGACAAATATCCATTTTGAGTTATATTTATAGTAATGAAAGAATTATTTTCAAATTTTAGAAGCTTTATGGTAGAGGCAAATCTATCTGATGTCACCACCGGGGGGATGATAGAGCTATATCACTTCACTTGGTCAAAGAAGGTAGCAAATGTAGATTCCTTTATTATGGATCCTAAATATTTTGTTACAAACAGGAATTATTATTCACAGAATGATTGGCAAACAAGTCGATATCCAAGATCTTTCTTTTACACGAATCCTGAAAATAAAGAACCAATTGTAAATGGTAACTTATTTAAAGCAGAAATTCCAGAAACTGAAATATACGATTTAAAGAATGATCCGGAGAATTATGTTGAAAAACATAGTCATCCGACATATGGACTCAGGAAGGATATGGAATGGACAGAAATGCTTAGAGATATTCATTCTTCCTACAAGGGAGCCTTTTATTCTCTCAGTAACGCGGACGTTATCGTTCTTTTTGATCCAACTGAAGTTAATAGGGTGGAATAATTTAAGATTTTCATAATTTTGTGTTATAATGGATAGGTAACAGCAAAGGGAGAAGGCATGGGCTCAATCAAAAATGGTGATCTTGTTTGGAATGGATATAGTGGACTTTTACGAGTCGGGACAGTTAAAAGTCAGCGAATTGATAAAAGCGGGTGGGCGTATTATAGAATAGATTGGCACAACGATGAAAAATATCAAAAAGCTCAGGATAGCTGCTATGCCTTTAATGAAAATGGAAATTATGGTTTAGAAGAATTTAAAGCAGGGCAAATCAATAAAGTAAGCCCAGAAGCTCTGCTTGAGTTTGTCAAATCGCATAAAAACCATAATATTGTGGATTTTTGACATCTCCTTGACACAACTCTGTTGAAGTTATGCTATATTAGCTATGTAAGGAGAGGACATGGTTGATAGAAGTGAGCTTCACGCTGGTTATTACAATGTATGGAAATATGCTGTAAATCGTTTAGGATATGAGGTGTTTGAGGCGCCCGATTATTCTGATTCATGTTATTCGGATGTTAGGGAAATTCGGATTTGCTCTCGTAACGGAATCGAGAAAAAGTTGTTTGCATTACTTCATGAGTGTGGACATGCCCTTATTCGCGAGAATTGGAAGAAATTCTCAGAAGAGTTCCCAGCGCATGCTGAATGTGGACATGACGGACGCAAGAATTGCTCCGATGCCTATCGCATTTCCCTCTTAGAAGAGGAGTTTGAAGCTTGGAAGCGTGGAAAGCGACTTGCCAATCGACTTGGCGTTGAAATTGATGAAGAAAGGTATGAAAAACACAAGACAAAATGTCTTATGAGCTATATTTCTCTGGTTGCTGGACAATATGATTGAAAAAACGACTTTCTCAATGCTATTTATTGATAGAAGAGAAGGTTGGTGTGAAGAAAAGAAAGACAATAAAGAAATTAATAAAGAAATTATTGTCAAAAACGAAAAATAAAGCAGTGAACCTGAAAAAAACGATTTTAAGCGAAGAGCCGTTCGGAATAAGGGCGATGGAGAACCTGAGCGTCGGCGATCTGGTAAAATGGACTGGATTATGTCATATGAGAAAAGAAAAGAGTGAAAAAGTCGGAATAATTTCAGAACTTTATCTAAAAAAGAGGGGAAATAGGGAAGTTGCATTGGCAAGAGTTTATGTAGTAAGAGATAATTCTCGGAAGTCTGTGTCAGTAAATAGAGAAGAGGAGATTTTGGTTGTAAATCTTGAAGTTTTATCGAGAATAGGGGAAAAAAGAAACTATTCTCCTCCGGAACGATAACATTGTCCTCTATAAGATTGTAAAATACGAGTATTTTTGTTTTATTAGCTACATATGGCACTATTTATAGTGTCTAAGCCAGGCTTGGTATCACAATTAATGAAAATAACAGTCAAAAATCGTTCAAACCAGTCATTAGGGCATTTAGGTTCATATCTGAAGAGTCTTTTGCCTTTTGCACAAAAGAGAATGGGGTTTGATAAGCCTCCATACATTTATTTTGACTCAGATGAGCAAAATTCCCAAAAAGTTCTCGGAAAAACGGGTTATTATAGCCCAGATACCTCCGAAATCGTTATTTATATCGATAATCGGCACCCAAAAGATGTTTTGCGCTCGCTTTCACATGAATTGGTACACCACACCCAGAACTGCCGTGGAGACTTAAACCCAGAAATAGCAGGAGGAACTGAACTCGGATATGCTCAAGTTAATCCTCATATGAGACAAATGGAGAGTGAAGCCTTCGAAAAAGGCAATCTTTGTATGCGAGATTGGGAAGATTCCGTGAAAATTCAGCTACAGGAAACTAATTACTACCAAACCAGAGGAGATGGTAATCAAATGGATAAATACAAACAAATCGTAGAAACTGTCGCTAAGAGAGTCGCTACAAGAATCAAAGAGGGAAACTTCAAAAAGATCGACAACAACCTTGAAGAGGGATTTATGGATCAGATGATAGCCAAGTGCGAAGAACGAGGCGGAACTTGGACAAAGGGCGAAGGCTGCGTCGGCGGAGAAGAGCGCGAGATGGATCATCCTCCAGAAGAGCTTGACGAGAAACGACGCATTCGCCAAGGCAACGAAGACAGAGCACGCGGTGATGTTCCAGCAGACAGAATCCGTGAAGGCGAAGAGGAAGAGCTTGACGAAGGAAATGGACATCCAATGATGGATCAGATGATAGACCAATGCGAAGAGCGTGGCGGGACTTGGAATGGAGATGCATCATCCCCTGACTGGGGCTGTTCCAAAGCTGGAGATGACTACAGCGATGGCGCAAGAGCCAACGCCGAAGCGGGGGCTGAGTTTACTGGTAGGTCAGAGATTAAAGAATCAAACGATCAATGGTATCAAAGAAATTTATTCGAAAATCTCATTAAAAAGTGGACAAAGTAGATAACTTTGACAATTTTATTGTCATATGGAGCGATAATCAGGGGGGCAGAATATATGATCCCTTTCGAAACCAAGAGGATGCATATCAATATATGATTGAGAAACTTTCCCAAGGTAAATGGGCTTGCTTAAGCTCTGGCGAAAAACTGCCTAAAATATATTATTCACAAAACAGAAGGAGATAGATAATGGCATCACCAAAAAAGAAATGGCTAAGAATGAAGGCAGCGGAGAATGCTGCAGCAGCGGCAGAAGCCGCTAAAGTGGCAGAAGCCGCCAAAGTAGCAGAAGCCGCCAAAGTGGCAGAAGCACAACGTGCCGAGGCTGCCCGTGTCGCCAAGGCTGCTGCGAAATCAGTGAAACCAGTCAGACGCCCAGTTCGTTCAAGAAAAGTCGAGGAATAAAACAGTGTCAATAGATTTAGATTCACTAACAAGAAAGTTCTTTCATAATCTCGGAGAAGGGAAATCCAATGATATTGGTATTCGAGAATATGTTCAAGCATTGGGTGAAACTTTAAATTCGTTTAGCCCTCGGACAAAAACTGAACAACGCCGAATGGCAGTTGCAAAGCAACACCTCAAAGAGATAAAGAAACACATGAGAAAACTACAGGAAAGAGTTGCAATCCTTGAGGAACAAGTTACATTACTGGAAGAAGATATTCACTAGTTAGGAGACTCAAATGCCTGGAATGATGCAACTCTGGGACGACACTTCTCTGTCGTTCAACAAGATAAAAAAGATACTTACTGCTGCTTCGAATGGCGAGTTAGTCGGAACCGAGAAGACTGACGGATTCAAGATTTACTTAGGTTATTCCGATGGAGTCCCAAAAGCCGCACGATCCAAGGGCGATATGTCCAAGGGCGGAATGAACTGGCAAGCATTAGCAGACAGGGAGTTCAAAGGCGGAGATGAAGTTCGTAAAGCGTATCTTGATTCTTTCCGAGCATACAGCAAAGCATTGAATTCACTCGAAGAAAGAGATCTCGCCGCAATCTTCGGTGAGAACCACGACATCTTTTATAGTTCAGAGATACAAGGTCCAGCAGCGGGCACGATGATAAACTACGACGCTAATGTTCTTTCACTTCACTCTACTGGACACAAGAGATATAATGCAGAGACAAAGAAAATGGAAGATGTTGAGAATCCACAAGGAGCTATCGTTCTCGACAACGCAATTGACAAATTCGAAGAGATTCTCCAAGACGAACCCTTCGCCGTCCGCAGAACCGCTCTACTGAAGCTAAACCAACTTTCCGACGGACACGACTTAAGCATTGCTCTAAGCAGAATGAACAAAGCAGGCTTCTCTGGAACTATGACTATCGACGAGTTTCTCGAAGGAAAACTAAAAGAGTACCTCGACGGAGAGGCAAGTTATCTTCACGGAGACATTCGCCAGAGAGTTATCGACAGAATACTAAAGAGAAAAGACGAGAACGGAAAAACAATAGGCATTCCGTCTATCACTAAAGGTATGCCGCCTGAAGTAAAGAAGAAGATAAGCGCTCTCGTAAAGCACGCCGAAGAGTTGAAAAAAGATTTTATATTTCCTATTGAGGACGCTATTCACGACTTCTCCGTAGAACTTCTTAGAGCAGTTGAGAGTTCTTACATTCTCGACAACACAGCGGAGACAGAAAGATTAAAACAAGAAGTCGAAGTAGCTATAAGAGAACTTCAGAAGTATGAAGGCGAAGGTGCAGACATTGCTCACGATGTTTTAGGTAAGCAACTAAAGAAGTTGAAGCGACACGATAATGTCAGCACGGCAGTGGAAGGTTTTGTATTCCAAGTAGGTGATCGAGTCTACAAGTTTACAGGAAACTTCACACCGATGCATCACCTTCTTGCCCTCTTCTCTTTCGGAAAGAAGGGATTACCTCCTATCAAGAAACAACAGATGAACGAAGCAGAAACATTTTTCAACGCTCCGTCAAACTCGGAGATGCCACCAGAGATAAATGAACCGAGCAATCCCGAGGACAAGAAATTCCTTGTTCTCATTCCAGGCGGCTTCAAACCACCTCACAAGGGACACTATAATCTCGTAAAATCATACCTCAATCACCCATCGGTTGAGAAAGTCGCCATCATTATCGGCGATATGTCGAGAAGCGACTCCGAAGGCGAGATTGAGATAGGTTATGACGAATCCATTCGAACTTGGAAAGAATATGGAATTACAGAAGGAAACGATGTAACGTTTGTTCGCGCAAAGCCTCGTCAATTAAAGATTTCAAAGAAGAATCCGGAAGGCGGAGAATACGAAAATCCAATGTCAGATGTTTATGATTTAGTTCAAGATATTGATCCCAGTGAATTACAGCAGGGAAATATGGCTGTTGCAATGGGATCGAGCGATAAAGATAATGATTATCGAAGGACTCAAATATTTGCAAAAGGACATCAGCCGGGCGGAAAGTATCATAGGCAAGGAGTAACGGTGACGGAGCCGCCCGTGAAGGTTTCCGCCGGAGACTACTCTTATCCAGAAGGAAGCAAATATGCAGGGCAACCAATTAGCGCGACACACATGCGCGACGCCGTTGCCCAGAATGATATAAAAGAATTTAGTTACCACCTACCAGAGGAAGTTCTCAGGAGAAAGTCTGAAAAAGATATTCAGAACTTAATGGACGACTTGGGAAGTCGAGGAAACTATGAGGAGCACGAACGTCCAAACTATGATGAAGATACAAATGCTCCATCTGTAAGGAACCCTGCTGCCCTCGATAAAATAGGAGAGGGCTTGGACATCTATAGTTTACTGGAGAGGGTTGTAGAACAAGGTGTGGACGTTGAGGAGGCAATCGAAGAGATGTCTATAGGCGCTGCTGCCGAAGGCGGAGCCGGTTCAAGCAAAAGGAAGAAGAAGCCAACGATATTTCGAGAAGAAGAAGAAGAGCTTGAAGAAGACAGACAAGGCTGGAATCCTAACTATCCAAGCGGAAGAGATGCCGACGATAGAACTAACGAAGAAGATCCCGAGACTGGAAAATCTGGAAATGTTGGACCTAAGTACAAAATAGCACGGGAACAAGTTGATGTTGAGGAAGTTACAAACTATTTATTAGAAATGGGAGTATTTACGGGATGAGAATCAATAGACAAGAATTTCTTGAAGAACAGAAATTAAGAGAACAGATTAGAAGAGCGATAACTATCCTCCAAGAGCGTAAGCTGAAAAAGAAATCCGCATTGATGTCTGAAGAAGCCAGACTTCGCAAAATTATCCAGAAACTTCTGAAAGAAGAAGAGGGACAGGGCGACGAGTCAACGGGTATTTCTTATCTCCGCCGAGACTTGAAGAAGGTTATTCCCGAGTTGGAGAGTGGATATAAAGCGCTTCGTTCGAAGAAAGAGCAAAGAGACTCTTACAGGGCACACATTATCAGTGCCTTGAAAGATATTATTCTCCGTGGTGATACTAACTTCAACGCCAAATCTGATGGAGATGCTCTTGCTGACGGCGTAGATGCGCCAATCGCCGATGGTGTGAACGAAGAAATAGATGTAAAAATTGCAGATTCTGAAGACTTTCCTGATCCTGAAAAGAAACTTGACATCGGAAGAGAAAAATCAGAAGAACTTCAAAGCGTGGAAGACGACAGCGAAGAAGATAAAGAGCTTGATGATTTCTCTATTGAAGGCGAGGACAAGACTGGTGCTGCCGCTGCTCTAACTAGCATGAAGCAGATAGAGAAGGTAGTTATCAATACATACAGCACTTTATACGATCCAACTGATAGAGAACTCTATGCTGATTATTTAGTCACTAACACTCAACTCTATTTTGATGAGTTTGAGAGTGAGCTTCAAGCCATCATTCCAGAGCCTGAGAACCCTGAGTATGAGAAGAGAAAAGAGCCAGAAGCGTCAGAATTGAGTGCTGATGAATTGGAAGCCCCAGGCATTTCAGACGAAGAAGTCAATCCTCTCTAATTTTAAAAATATTAAAATAAATTTGAAAACAGCTATCAAAGTATGCTACCCTTGGAGGGAAGGTGGCATTCTAAGTTAGACAGTTGTTTTTGACTTAGTTTAGTTAATTTGTTTGATTCTGAGAAATAAAAATGAGTTTTAAAAAACAAAGAAAATTACAAGGCATTCATAAACACTATAGTTTATCTAAGAAACTCAGACGTGAAAATAGATCGTCAGATGATTTTGAAGTTATGTTAAGTCAGTTGTCACTAGAAGAAGTCATTGGACTGAAATTAGAACTTGCCACAAAGACATTAAATGGGAGACAGTTTGGCTTACCAGTCTGGAGATCTCTTCATCCAATAGTTAAAGATGCTGTTTTGAAATGGATATTTTCAGCAAGTAGGACTCAGGCTAGTGCAGCAAGTTATTTGGGCTTAAATATGGTAGAATATAAAAAAGCGATAAAGAAATATGGTACAAAAGGTTATTTTTCAGAAGAATCAGTTGATAAAACTGAATAAATATGTTATAAGTATTGAGGGCTCGAAATGGCTTCGACTCTGTAATGGAGATGAATAGTGCAAGTAGTCTCAGGAAACAACAGACTTAAAATGTGGTTTCAAAAATTAATTGCCAATAACAATTACAATTTCGACGCTGTAGCTTTAGCTGCGTAGTCGGGAGGTTGCTCAGAACCTTCTATCCAATTTGAGCAGATGCTGCAACAGGGTGGTAAGCGGCGTCTCATAGCCACCAAAACATATCAATTGGGATGGGTGAGGGTTTAACTTACCAGTTGATTAATCACCTCGTTTTTGTTGGTTTTAAAACGACAGGTTGAGATGGAAACTGCTCGACAAAAATCAAATAAACTTGTGAATGACTTGAAATTAAAATTACGGAACACGCGGGTTCGACTCCCGCCGAGTCCACCATTTTACAAACAAAGGAAAAAATATGATTAGAACAATTATACTTGGAGCATTGTTCGCTGCATGTAGCAGTGGACTCAACTACAACGATGTTTATGACGGAGAATCTCATGGAAGAATCTCTGGCATTGTCACAACTACCGATGGACTTCCTCTGCCAGGAGTAATTGTAACCGCACAAGATGTGGAAGCAACGACTTCTGCTGATGGAGTGTATACTCTACTTGATGTAGAACCAGCAGACACCATCGTTGTGCAATTCTCTAAACAAGGATATGCACGAAACTACACCACTGCCGCCCTTCAATCTTGGGAAACTGTGGCATCCAATGCCTCTCTTCTTGAAGCAGATGGGTTCTCTGTTGTTAATTCAGCAGAAGCAAGTAGTGTATCTATTGAAGGAACAAGAATCAATTTTCCAGAGAATTCTTTTATAGACTCTGATGGAAATCAATACTCTGGTGAAGTAACTGTTCAAGTTACTCATGTAGATCCTTCCACTCCAGAGATTTGGGGAGCGCCAACTGACTTGACTGCTATCGCTCAAGGCTCTTCAAATACCACCAAGGATGTAACTGAGACTCTTCAACTCGTATCTTATGGCATGGTTGATGTCGCGCTCTTTGGCACAGACGGAGAAGAGTTAAATATTTCTGACAATACTCCAGCATCTTTAGAAATTCCAATCACTAATGGAGATCTTCCAGAGATTTATCAACTTGTTGATGGAGACACCCAATCATCTTGGTCTTTTGATACTCAACGAGGGATGTGGATAGAGGAGGGTTTTGGGAACATTATAGAAGAAGATGGAAATACCTTCTTCCAATTTCAAGCCACTCATTTCTCTTGGTGGAACTGCGATCAAGGCATGGTGCCTTCATGCGCCTCTGGACGAGTTTTGGATGTCAGCGGATTTCCAATCCGTGGAGCAGAAGTAACTTGTGATGGAAACCAATCCACCTCAGTGGCAGTAACTGATAATAATGGATATTATGTTTGCAGTGTTCTCGTTGGAGATGAAGTGACGTTTACTGGGGCTACCGTAGTAAATAATCGAAACTGGCTCAAATCAACAAGTAAGTTTATGGATGGAGAGGGATCCTCTGCTGCTGAGTGTGAACCAATCGAAGTTATTCAAATCGATGTCTGTCGCATTGCTGGAGCAGTTAATGTTCAAAACATTAATGCTTCTAACAGCGTGTATGATGAATTAAACGCAGACACCCTCGGTGCATTCTTTTGGGATCCGCCAGGCGATGTAGAGTATTGCAACGATCACTATAAGGCATTAAATGTTGGAGAATGTTGGACTGGAACCCATGAAGAAGTTCAGCGCCTATTTCCAGAGGGTTCTATTCCCGGCATCCCCGATGATTCACGTTCCGTTGGAACTTGGTTTGAGGTGCGCACAGAAAAAGAGCTTTATCGAATTGGGAAAGAATTGATAAGTGGGCAGCCAAATTATACTTGGGACAACCACACAGTTTCCGACACAGAAGTTTCCGACAATATGCCTGAATTTAATCCTGGTGATATTCTCGACGCTCAAGCCCCTGGAGATTTTTCTTCTTACTTTGGCGCATGGGAGATCGGGCAATTTGCCGTGATTCCGGATGCTACTGAGTTTAGAACCAATGATACGGTTCTATCAGTGGATGGAAGCCTGTCGGTTTCGTATGATAATTCATCGCAAGAGGAAGTATTCGTCAGCGCCCAAGTTGGAGAAACACAGATGTTCTGCAAGTTCGAAGACAACGGTAATTTTGTTTTTGATTCAACCGGGCTTGACAACGGCTTTGGTGGACTTTCTGTATTTCATTTAGAAACTGAATTGTTCGCTGGTCCAGATGGCTTGCCTATTAGAACTCAAGTCTTCTCGGGCGAAAGCATTGCAATCGACGTAAAGTAAATAGCAACACTAAATTCGCCCCCCTCTCTTAGTTGAGTCGGGGGCGTTTTTTATTTGCGTTAGATGCTATTACAAACTATTTATAAACATGAAACTATTATTTGAAAATTGGAACAAGTATCTTAATGAGCAGAATATTATGGATAAGCTCGCTCATCTCGAAGATGAAGGCGTCATAGAGGCACAACAAAGCCAGCAGATAATCGATACTGCCAGAACTCTCCTAATATATGAACAAATGAGAGATGATATTAAAGCTTTGGTTGATAAGCTCGCTCATCTCGAAGGTGAAGGTAAAAAAGACACAGTCCAGCAGATAATCGATACTTCCAGAACTCTCCTAATATATAAACAAATGAGAGATGATATTAAAGCTTTGGTTGATGAGTTGATTGCCTTTAATAGAGAACAGTTCGGTTCAGATGCTGGCAAGTGGGCGCAAAAATCTGCACCAGAGCCCGATGACGCTGATGAATTAGAAATATACTAAACATGAAATTACTATTTGAAAACTGGCGCAAGTTCGCCCTGCTCACCGAAGGTGGTGAAGCATTTAAAGATCAAGAGGGAAATCCAGAGACAGTCTCCATTCAAAGAGCAGCGGTTCAGCCCACTCTTGACGACTTTCTCGAACGCCATCTCAAACCAGCAGGTGTCTCCGAATACCAGCCTATCGGTTCAACTGGAAAGAAGTCTTTATCTGGAGACTTAGACATTGTAGTAAGCTCGGGAGACTTTGAACCAAAAGAATTTAAAAATAAACTGCTCTCCGACTTAAAAGACACAATAGGCGACGAAGATGCAAAGCTTCTCGGACAGAACATTGCAGTCCGATACCCAATTATGGGAAGCGACGAGCACGTCCAAATAGATTTAATGATATCTCCTAACATTCGCCACACAGGCTGGTTGATGTCTGGAACAGGAGACGAGGAGATAAAGGGAACTTTCAGGAACTATCTCCTAAACTTCGTCGCAAGCCTACGAAGAACTCCACGTTCTCGCATCACCATCTCATATCCAGGCGGATTTCAGAGAAAGGAACTTCCCCAGCAGTTTGATCCAAATGATCCAAAAAGCAAGCGCAAGTGGCAGAATGTCGGAGAGAAAGTCTCAGATCCAGAAGAACTGCTAAAAGCATTAGGCATCAACGCCAACCCAGAAGAAGTGAATAACTTTGTTGATTTAGTTCAGCATCTTCTCACAATACCAGAAATAGCTCCGAGACTAAAAGAATTTCCAGAATATATTAAAAATATTCCATATAATGAAAAAGAAAAACAAAAGGCAATAAGTTATCTGCTGTCAGTGTTACGATAAGCCACTTCCTAAGATAAAACTGCAATCTACAAAACCTCAATACTATTTACTTTGTGGAAGTTAATACGTTGGTTCAAATTTATGCTGTGGATTTTTTGTTAAAAGAAGATGTCGAGTGGGTTGCTGCTCATATCTATGATATAATGGAAAATAGCATTACACATGACTCTCTACCTGTTCAAGAATCTACAAGAGATTTTTTAACGAAAGTCATAGAAGTGATGAATCAACACAATAAGCGATACACAGAAGAGATAACAAAAACATATCTCGAATTAACACTCAATTTAATGAAAAAAGGGACAGGACAATGAATGACTTATTTTGGAGAGAAACGTTTGAAGCAAACCAGGGCGGAGCACCTTCTGCTGGTTCTGATGATAATAATATCGTCTCAACTCAAGACAACAGAATTTATTTTTATTCGGAAGTATCGCGCCCTAAAATTCTTGCACTAAATAAAAGCATCGTCCGAGTTGGAAATTCAATTAAAAATCGAAGCAATGTATTGAACTCTCCCGATGTCCCGATTGAGCTTCATATTTGTAGTTATGGCGGCTCTGTCTTCTCTGGATTTGCTGCAGTTGATTACATCATAAACAGTGATGTTCCCATTCACTCTGTTATTGATGGATGTGCTGCTTCTGCCGCCACCATTATGAGTGTTGTAGCCGAGCGTAGATTCATGCACAAGCACTCATTCATGCTTATTCACCAACTCTCATCAGGGATGTGGGGAAATTACGAAGCACTCAGAGATAGTATGGAAAACTGCGATACCTTGATGGAAACTATCCGTGGAATCTACGACAAGCATACTAAGATACCGAAGAAGCAACTAAACGACATTCTCAAACGAGACTTGTGGTTTGACGCCGAAACCTGTCTAAAATACGGACTTATCGACGATATTATTTAATGCAGGACTATTGTGAAATCGCGCTCTATGTTGGGTTTGGATTTATTCTTTCTCATATCGTTTACCTGTGTGTAATCACTATTTTTTCTTGACATCTTCTTGACAATAAAATGTTGGACAAGCCCTCATTCCATGTTACATTATATATGTAATAAGAACAAAGGAAGAGAATAATGAAAGTTCGCAACGCAATCAAGAAAGTCAAGAGTCACTTCAAAAAGCAAGGTATTGACATCCAAATCAATTCCCCGTCTCAAGGCGGAAGCTATAAATGGAGCTTCCAGTACGAAGGATACGTTGGTTCATTCTCAGCCAATGGCGTCCACGGATGGGCACCAGAGGCACTTGACGCACACGCTTGCTTATTCCACGTCCGTCGGTTTGACGATCACTCCGATTCAATGACTGACTACTTCGCTGGCTCCTTCCGAGACAACGTAACTCAGGTATGTGAGTCGCTTCTTCCATCTCCTCCAAAATACCCTGCTGGCTCTCTCGTCAGAGGTAGAGACAACAAACGAGCAAATCGCCACGGCTTCGCTGGTAAGATCGGACTCGTAACAAAGGCAATGAGTGGATGTTACAACGTCCAATGGAACGGGGCAGAGGACGATAAAGGGGTTCGCTATGGCTCCTACGGAACCTATTACACTCCGTCTTACTCCGAGCGAGACTTGGAGCGCATCTCATAATGAAAATATGGCACATTAGTGATACTCATGAGAATGCACATAAGCTAATTATTCCCAAGAACATCGACATTGTGATCCATTCAGGAGACGCCGCAAGTCGGAAAGATCCCTATCAGAACGAGCCGGGACTTAGAGGGTTTCTTGAGTGGTATGGTTCTCTCAACATCTCTCACAAGATTTATGTTGCTGGAAACCACGACACGAGCCTCGCCGCAGGGGTCGTCACTCGAAAAGATATCGAGAGCAAGGGAATCATCTATCTCCACAATGAATCTGTAAAAGTAGCAGGATTAAACATCTGGGGAAGCCCTTTTGTTTCTCAATATGGCGAGTGGGCATATATGTGCCCGCCCGAAGAGCTAAAAGATATTTGGGAAGAGATTCCAGAAGATACTGATATCGTCGTGACTCACAGCCCTCCTTTGGGCATGCTTGATTTAACTCACGACAGTTATGTTCGAGAACGGGGAAATTACTATCGTCAGTGCGGCTGTGAGCACCTTGCAAAAAAGATTGATGATGTTAGTCCTATTCTTCATTGCTTCGGGCACATACACAACAGCGAGCCAGGGACAGCCGTCATAAACACGGGCATAAAGAGTAAAGCCGGAAGTCGCACAATTTACAGCAATGGAACTTGTTCCACCGACGGAATGTGGGGAGAAATTACAAACCACGGAAACATAATTGATATTTGAATTTAACAGAAAAATGAATTTCTGTTATAATAAGGATGCTTATAAAGGAGCAACAATGAACAATACACCTGAAACATTAGATGAATTAATTACCCTTCTTGAATCTGTACGAGCAGATTATAGCAAGTTTTACGATGACGGAAACGCCGCAGCCGGAACCCGTGTTCGAAAAGCAATGCAAACTGTAAAGACTGCCGCACAAGATGTTCGTCTTCATGTTCAAGAAACTAAAAATCAATAATTAGTATCATTCCGCAGGGAGGCACGGGATTACAGGTGCCTCAACCCTTGGAGACAGCTTACAGGACATAAATGACAATGATCAGACGCTATAACACCAATCACTTACAGACTGCGCCCGTAGCTCAGTGGTTAGAGCGTTGTTCTTATAAAGCAAATGTCGTGAGTTCAATTCTCACCGGGCGCACCATTTTTTAAGCGCCCTTAGCTCAACTGGATCGAGCAACGGCCTTCTAAGCCGTAGGTTACAGGTTCGAGTCCTGTAGGGCGTGCCATTTACAAAGACAGAGATACTATGAACAAATATATTCTTTTACTATCACTCCTTGCATGTGGTACAAAACCTTCTTCTAATTTAATTGATTCGAACAATCAAGAAGACACAACTAAGGAAGTGGAAGAGGGCAAAACTTTCGATATTCAAGATATTGTTTATAATCCTGATTTAGTCCCAGCCCCAGACTGTTCGAATCATATAGAAAATCCAGATTATCACTTTATAGTTCTTCCTTCATATGAACGAAAGAGGATTTGTTCCCTTGTGGGAATAGATCAGAGAGGGAGAGTTTTTGACATTCAGGATTTTAGAGGAGATATTGTTATTCTTCAGATTGGAGATATGACGTGTGTCGAGTGTATACATCTTGGAATTACTGATGACATTTATCATGTCATCAGACACAGATATCCAGATCAGAGTATTCAATATGTGAGCACAATTTTGAGAGATAAGAATTTATTTTGGGCAGATGCAGATGATGTTAAATGGTGGTATGAAGAAAATAATATTAACAATCACCCTGTCATTGCTGTAGAACAGAAATTAATTGGATATTCTGAAACCCAGTGGATGCCATATAGGGACGAAAGGCGTTTTCCAATGTTTTATATCATTGACAAATATGGCAGATTGGCGTGGGCATCAATGCCGTATGAAAAGAATCAGGGAAGGGATTTTTTAACAGACCACGAGTGGTACATGACTGTTGAACAATTACTGATGGAACCATAATTGAAAGTCCATCTATTTATTATATATGAATAATAGGTTAAAGAAAGTAATAGCTTGGAGAACTCTCTCTTTTTCTATTGCAAGTATTATAAGCTATCTCTATCTGGGAGAATTCAAAAAATCTATTGAATTAACTGCCATCCTAACGGTTCTAATGACGGGTATTCATTATATTTTTGAGGGTTTCTGGGAGAATAAAACTAATTAGGGTACTATGAAACGATTCCATGGCAAAAGAAGCCAATTTTCTTTTGAGTCTCAAGAAGAATATATTTCACCAACAGATATTGTCGATAATATCGATGATGATATTTTCATCGATGTAGTAAATGAGATTGTATCCGACAATTGGCTTAAGAAATATGACACCAATTGGCTGAAAACTCTCCGAAGAGAGGTAAACGAACAACGAACGGGATATATTCCTCCAAGAAAGAAAAAAGCATTTATAAGAGCGATTCTTGAGTGGTGCGAATCTCGTGACATTACTTTTGGTGTTGGACTAAATGAGGGAAAGTATTTCCGAGATGTTGCAACTGATGTCACCTCAACTCTGTTGGAATATCCTTTTGGAGACATTCAAAATCTGGATGAAATTCTAAATGAACATTCTTCAAAGTTTAGAAGGAATGGGGACGGAATTCATGGCTTTCACAAAGCAACTACTCCATTCATTTCCGAGAATAAAGAACTTCTCCAGATGGCATACAAACAATTTTCCGATAAAATAGAAGATTCAATTGTTTACAAAAAGTACGACGCAGACAGGGTTCAAATGGCTGAACACTTGGGATTCAGCAATACTGCAGCCCATGCTCAATTGACGAGAGTTTTTCAAGATTCAGTTATAGCATTTAGCAATCAAAGGACTTTGAGTGAGATTATTCAAAGGGCGTCCGATGGCAAAACGAGAATTGCAAAAATGATGCGAAGAGATATCGGAATAGAAAAGGCAACACTGATGTCTGAATCAAAAAAAGTGACAGCAATAAAAAACATTATGTTATTTAACCGTTGTCTCGATGATGTGCTATAATAGAATCACCTTGGAGAGTCGCATAGTTGGTATTGCCCCGGACTGTTACTCTGGTCGCCCACTTGATGGGGTGTAGGTTCGAGCCCTACCTCTCCAGTCATTTATAAAATATGTACTATTTACCGATAAGGAAGTTCAATGGCTAAGAGAAAATATGTGATTGATACAAGTGTTTATTTAACTGATTATGACTCTATCAATCGGTTTGGAAAACATGACATTATCATTCCTCTTAAGGTTCTTGAAGAAATAGATAAGCACAAAAAGCGTCAAGATGTAGTGGGTTCCAACGCTCGCAATATCGTCAGGTTTTTGGACAGCTTAAGAGAAAGTGGAACACTCCATGACGGAGTGAGCCTCGGAGAAGAAAAGGGAACGGTATATGTTAAGGGATATGACCCAAATTTTATTCCAGAAGACTTGGATAAGAAGAATGCTGATCATATTATTATTGCTACTGCTCTGACTGAGAGAGCTTCTTCAGAAGAAGATGTTATATTAGTTACTCGGGATATCCAGTTAAGAGTTATATGTGATTCTCTCGGATTAAAGTGCGAAGGATACGAATCAGATCAAGTCGTTTCTACGGGAGATAAACTTTATGATGGGTTTATCGAAATATCAGTCCCAGATAGCCTCATTGATGATTTTTATGAAAAGCAGCCAATATTTATAGATGATATGTTAACAGGCGGAGTTCCTCTTCACAATAATCAGTTTATTCTACTCTCGTCAGAAATTGATGAAAAGAAGACAGCCCTCGCGTTTTTTGAATGGTATGATAAGCCAGTTCGTGAAATCGTTCGGCATAAGGGCGGCATTTGGGGAGTGAAGGCTCGCAACAAAGAGCAATCCTTTGCCTTAGATATGCTCTTAAATCCCAATGTTCCTCTTGTGAGCGTAGTCGGAAAGGCAGGCGCGGGAAAGACACTCTTGGCTTTAGCTGCTGGCTTGGAACAAGTTATTGGCTCTGAGGCGATATATAAGAGGCTTATCGTCGCCCGCCCAGTGCAACCACTTGGGAGAGATATCGGATTCCTTCCGGGCACGATGGAGGAGAAGACTATTCCATGGCTTATGCCAATACAGGATAATCTTCAGTTCTTGATGGGCGACGACAGAACAGCACTTGAGCTTTATATTGAAAAAGGTGTTATCGAAATTGAAGCGTTAACTTATATTCGAGGACGCTCAATCTCAAATGCCTTTATTTTAATTGATGAATCTCAAAATCTTTCTGCTCATGAGATAAAAACAATTATTACACGAGTCGGAGAAAATACTAAAATTGTTTTCACAGGAGACATCGAGCAAATTGATAATGTCTATGTTGATGCAACTACAAATGGTTTATCTTATGTTGTTGAAAAGATGAAAGATCAAGAGATTTCTGGACATATAACCCTCCGGAAGGGTGAGAGAAGTAGAGTGGCATCCATTGCCGCTAAGATTTTATAATTTAAAAGGAGAAAGTAATGGAAGACGTTACGGAAGTGAATACAGAGATGAGAGATTGGCTCGTTAATTATGTTGGAGAAAAACATAACCCAGAAAACGAGGGAGTGACAGTTGAGATGATAGTGGAGACAATGGCTCAAGAATTTCCAGAGTTTTTACTTGTTGTCGCAGAAGAGAATTGGATTCGAGGATATCACCAAGCAATCGATGATGTCGGATCTGTCGCAAAGGAAGAAAGTGGAGAATAACGGCTTTCTTGATTATGTTCGAGAAAGTTCAAAAAATACCGGAATATATTATTTAAATAAAGACATTCCGGTTTGGACGGAACAACCTCTTTCAGACTCTGTTGATTTGAATAAAGTTCTTTCAAAAATAGAGAAAACAATTCCCACTAAGTATCTTCAATATATTCAGGCAGTTAGAATTGGAATGTTTGATGAAATGATAGAAAGAGAGTTAAACGCCCTTTATAAAGATGGCGTTCTCTATGTTTCGAATATTCAGGATAACAATCAAGATATCCTCGATGACATAATTCATGAAATATCTCATGCAGTTGAGCAAAATAACTCTGAAATAGTGTTCGGAGACGGAAAGATTGAGCAAGAATTTATTGGAAAACGAAAAAGATTATATAATATATTGAAAAGTGAAGGATTTAATGTTACAATAGAACAGTTCTTGAATCCAAAGTATGATCAATCATTTGATATGTACTTGTTTCAAGAGGTTGGATATCCTCTTTTAAACTCCATCTCCGGTGGACTATTTTTAAGCGCTTATTCGATTACTTCTATAAACGAATACTTTGCAGTAGGATTTGAGAGTTTTTATATTGACAAAACGCCTTATTTAGATAAGATGTGTCCTCAATTATCAAACAAATTAAACTATTTAGACGAGATGGCAAATGAATACTAATGAATATATAGAGAAGTTTTCTCAAGTTGATATCAACAAGGCAGACGGATTAGTAACTGTCGAAGTTACTGTTCCTCCAAGAAAGTCCATCACCTACAAGCATGAAGAGTGTGATGAATCTCGACATATGAAGATTTTTGATAGTGAAATCAGAGAATACCTTGAAAGTAAGAACATTAATGTTTTGTCTGCAATTTGTTGTGGCTCTATTGACAATAAGCATCCAAGAGGCTTGAGTGCCACTTGGCAATATAAAATTGAGTCAACTTCTACAAAAAAGAAGAAAAATAGAAAGAAAGGGAGAGAAGCTTCAACTGAAGAATCTTCCCCCATAGTAGAAGACAATTTAGAGCGAACGCTAAAAAACTCGTAGAGGTGTGAGTTGCCGCATATTTCCTATTCGGAACTGAAAAATTGGGAACAATGTCCCTTTAAGCATAAGCTAATTAACATTGATAAGATTAAGAGCTTCACAGGAAATGAGTATACTGCCTTTGGGACTGCTCTTCACGCCGTCTGTGAAAGTCTTTTGACTGAGAATTTGGGCAAGGAAGTTGACGAGGGCGGAATGTTCGCCCAAGAGTTCAGAAAAGAGGTTAAAAAGCTCGATGTCGAACTTCGAAAAGACATGATTGTCTCAATGTTCGAGCAGGGAAAGAAAATTGCCCCTATCGTAATTCCGCTCCTCCGAGAACATTTCGGAGATTTTGAAGTGTTTGCTGCAGAAGAAAAGCTGTATGAAGACATCGAGGGATTAGATTATAAATTCAAGGGCTTTATCGATTTAGTTTTCAAGACTGATGACGGCAAGATCCACGTCGTTGATTACAAGACTTGTAGCTGGGGCTGGGGACGGCAGCAAAGGACAGACAAGATGCTCGCATATCAGCTTGTCCTCTATAAATACTTCTTTGCTCAGAAATATGAAGTTGATTTGGACGACATTGAAGTTCATTTCTGCCTCTTAAAAAGAACGGCAAAGAAGGGCATTGTAGAAGTATTCACTGTGACCAGTGGAGAAAAACGAATTACTAACGCTCTTGAGTTAATGACAAGAGCAATTAAAACAATCAAAAGCAAAGTTCATATTAAAAACAAACTCGCCTGCACCAAGGGATATGGTTGCGAGTTTTACAAAACAGAACACTGCGGATAGGGAATAACATGAGCGAAAAAAAGAAAATCTTTGTATTGGCAGATCATCCATTTACACCAAGCGGTGTTGGAACTCAAACACGATATTTTATTGAATCTCTTTTAAAAACAGGCAGATATCAATTTATCTGTTTCGGCGGAGCAATTAAACATCAAGATTATCAACCAATGCAGACGAAAGAGTGGGGAGATGATTGGATTATCTACCCTGTAAACGGCTACGGAAACCAAGACTTGGTACGTTCAGTGATGCAGACTCATCGTCCTGATTTGGTGTGGTTTATGACAGATCCTCGTTTCTGGACTTGGCTCTGGGCAATGGATAATGAAATTCGAGTTAATGCACCAATGGTTTATCATCATGTTTGGGATAACACTCCTTATCCATTATATAACAAGGGGTATTATTCTTCTAATGACAAAATTGTTTGCATTTCAAAAGTTACTCACGACATCGTTCAGAATGTAGCACCGGAAGTAGACTCCACTTATCTACCTCATGCTGTCAATGGAGAGGTATTTAAGAAGATATCATCAGATATTGTTAAAAAGTTTAGAGAAGATACGATGCCCGACTCAGAAGGCAGAACAGTGTTTTTTTGGAATAATCGAAATGCACGTCGAAAACAAGCAGGGACTCTAGTCTGGTGGTTTAAAGAATTTCTCGATAGAGTTGGGCACGACAAGGCTATGCTACTTATGCATACCGATCCAAAAGACGTGCATGGGCAAGACTTGAATGTAATTCTGAAGGATCTTAATATGGATCAGGGACAAGTTAAGTTCTCCGTCAACAAGATGCCCCCTGAGAATCTTGCCCTTATTTATAACATGGTAGATTGCACAGTCAATATCTCAGACGCCGAGGGCTTCGGACTTGGAACTCTTGAGTCTTTGTCTTGCGGAACTCCAATTATTGTTAATATGACGGGAGGATTGCAAGAGCAGGTAACAGATGGCGAAAATTGGTTCGGTGTCGGCATAGAGCCCTCGTCTAAGTCAATTATTGGCTCACAGGATGTTCCATATATCTTTGAAGATAGAATCAATAAAGATGACTTCATTAATGCTCTCGTTAAAATCCACGAGATGTCCAAGGAAGAAAGAGAGAGCCTTGGTGAACTCGGTATCGAACATGTGAGAAGTAATTATAATTTCGAAGACTTTTGTTCCAATTGGGTTAATACTATTGACGAGACGATTGAAAAACACGGTTCCTGGGAAAACAGAAAGAATTACAACGCATTCTCATTTGAGGAGATTAAATAATGAAAACGATATTAGTAAAAGGACCAGCACTAAGCCGTTCAGGCTATGGGGAGCAGACTCGCTTTGCACTTCGCTCCTTAAGAGCGCACGAAGATAGGTTCAACATTCTCTTGCACAACATCTCGTGGGGAAAAACTGGCTGGATAGCTGGCGATACCGAAGAGAGACAATGGCTCGACCACTTAATCGGAAAGACTCAAGTTCACAGAGAGCAAAAACTCCCAATTGATGTCTCACTACAAGTCACCATTCCCAATGAGTGGGAGAAGATGGCACCAATCAATATTGGCTATACAGCGGGAATCGAAACAACGAAAGTATCACCACAGTGGATTGAAAAATCTCGACTGATGGACAAGATCATTGTTGTGTCCAATCACGCAAAAAATGTCTATGAGAATACCGTCTACGAGGCAACCGTTGAACAGTCTAATGAAAAGGTTCAATTCAGGACTCAAGTTCCATTCGAAGTTGTTAACTATCCTGTTCGCAGCCTGGAATCTGAAGACATTGGAATCGAGTTAGATTACGACTTCAACTTCCTTGCAGTTGCACAGATGGGTCCAAGAAAGAACCTCGCCAACACTATCAAGTGGTTTTTCGAAGAATTCCAAAATGATGAGGTTGGATTAGTCTTAAAAACGAATATGGCAAACTGCAGCACTGCTGACAAACTGTTTTGTTCCGAGACTCTAAAGTCAATGAAATCTCAGTTTCCCGAAAGCAAATGCAAGCTCTATCTCCTGCACGGAGACTTATCACTTCCTCAGATGAATTCACTCTACACTCATTCAAAAATCAAGAGTTTGGTGACTTTCACTCACGGAGAGGGATTCGGTTTGCCAATCTTCGAAGCAGCATACCACGGACTGCCCGTAATTGCCCCCTCTTGGAGCGGACAAAATGATTTCCTCTATGCCCCTGTCAAAAGCGGGAAGCAGAAGAAAGCCAAGCTACGCCCCCTATTTTCAAAAGTGGATTACATTATCGGACAGGTTCCTCAACAAGCAGTTTGGGACGGCGTGATTCAAGCCGACTCGGGCTGGTGTTATCCAGCCGAGAAGTCTGCAAAATCTGCAATGAGGGATGTGTTCTCTGATTATCCAAAGCATGTTGGAATGGCACGTAAGCTTGAAAAGCATTTATTGGAGAACTTCACTGAAGAGAAGATGACCACACAGTTTGCTGATGCTATATATCAAAAAGAATCGCTCGATGTTGAAAACTGGCTTTCAAGTTTAGAACTGGAAAGTCATGAATGACTTAGTGTTCATAGCGGATTTTTTCGCTCATGAAATCCCCGGAGGCGGAGAACTTAATAATCAAGAGCTTATAGAAATTCTGAAACAAAGAGAAATCCAAGTTCAAGAAAAAAAGAGCAATTCAATTACTCCCTCTTTTTTAAATGGATGTACACTTGATACTAAGTTTATAGTGGCAAACTTTGTTCAACTCTCTGAGGAGAATAAAGAAATTTTAAAGAATCAAAAATCATATATCATTTATGAGCATGATCATAAGTATGTTAGGAGTAGAAACCCGGCAGATTATGAGAACTTTATTGCTCCAAAGAGTGAGATAATAAATTTTGATTTCTATAAGAATGCTAAATCTGTTTTGTGTCAAAGCGATTTTCACGCTGACATTGTAAAGTCAAATCTGAATTTAGATAACATAGTGAGTCTCGGCGGAAACCTTTGGGCAGAATCTTCTCTGGAACTGATGTCTCGGTTATCTGAAGTTGTTAAAAGCCCAACCTGTGCTATAATGGAGTCTAACAATTGGCATAAGAATACGAGCGATGCCATGAGATTATGTAAACTGAAGGACTGGGATTATGATTTAATACCGTCCTGTAAATATGAAGAGTTCTTGACTCGATTGGGAAAAAGTGAGAAGTTTATTTTCCTCCCAAAGACACCAGAGACATTATCAAGGATTGTCGTTGAGGCGAGAATGATGGGACTCTCAGTGGTTACAAACAATATGGTTGGAGCTACAAAGGAAGATTGGTTTAATCTTAAGGGTAACGAATTGATTGAGACAATCAGGCAAAAGAGAAATGATATACCAAACTTGGTACTGGCGGCATTGAAATGAGGCTCTATATTCAAAGAACAAATGTTCAAGGTGCTTGGAAGTGGATTAACGAGGGTTATCGCAAAGCCTGGGAACAAGCTGGCTTTGATGTTATCGAATATAATGATATATTAGAAGTTGACTCCCAAGGGGAATATGATTTAATGGCTTGGGAGTACGATATTCGAAATCGACAACAAGCAATGGAAGTCATAGGACGTGCAAATAGGGCATATCTATATGTTCAGCCAAATGAATTTCCTGCACCATGGGGAAACCATCCAAACTGGCAGTGTTCTGTTTCTGATAAGCATATAAAAGAAATTAACAGTTTTGATAATACAGTGCTCTGGAACTTTGGTGATTGCAAGGAAGAATACTTTTGTGATTGGAAAAAGGTTCATTCAATTCCGCTGGCTTTTGATTCTATTAGTTATCAGCCCATATTGAATGATAACTATACTTTTGATGTTTGTTTTGTAGGAGGTTGGGCTGATAATGGTATGAATGAAAAAAAGAATATCATGATTAAGCACTTTCATGAGATAAAAAAGCTAAATCTTAAATGCGGATTTTTTATAAATAAAGGGATTTCTGCTCAACAAGAGGCAAATGTTCTTTTTAACAGCAAAATAGCTATTAATATTCATGATGCCTATACAAGAAAGACAGGATGCAACTGTAATGAAAGAAATTTTAAAAGTCTTGGCTTGACAGGTTTCATGATATCAGATAAACATGACTTTTTGCAATCTTTATTCCCAGATGCACCACTGGCAGATACCCCAAAAGAAATGGCTGAGATGATCGTTGAAAATATTAATAAAGATTTAACAGAAACAAAGGCACAAAATAGACAAAACATCCAAGATAACCACACGTATATTAAGAGAGTTGAGAAGTTAATAAAATTATGAACCCGAAAGTCACAATAATCATACCTTGTTATAATTCAGAAAAATGGATAGAAGAATGTGTCACAAGTTGTCTTGAGCAAACTTATGAGAATGTAGAAGTCATAGCAGTGGACAACGAGAGCAGTGATGAAACAGTTTCTATATTAAGTGGTATAAAAAACGAGAATCCAGAGCTAATAATCTCAAGTGCAAAGAATATATACCCAAACTGTTGGGACGAAGCTAGAGAAGAGGGTTTCCGCCTAATGACCGGAGACTATGTCATGACAATAGGTTCCGATGATTATATAGATTTAGAATATGTTGATAAGTGCATGATTGTTATCTTATCCTCTCCTGATAAAATAAAAGCATTACAGACACCTATTCAAGGCATTAGGCAACGCGGCGACTCCTTTATTTCCACCGGAATGATTCAGCATTCATATAGTTCTAAAGAACAGTTCAAAAAATTATGTTTAACAAAATGTCCAGTGAATACACCATCTGTCATATATAGCACTGAGCTATATCGCAGTGGATTGCTAAATACGAAACCAGAAAAGTATGGCGGTGCAGCAGATTATGACTTATATTGTAGCCTGATAGATAATGGTGTTTTTATTTACCCTTTTCCAAAATGGGTTGGGTTTTATTACCGTTGGCATCCAGAACAAGCAACTTGGAATGTTCACAAAGAAGAGAGAAACTACGACGACGAAATACAGCAATATTGGAGGAAAAAATGGAAGATGTGAATTTACTACATAGAATATTAGATATCGCCTATAAGAATCGCTTATCACATCTTGGAAGTTATTTTTCTAGCGTCGGCATTATCGATGATGTCTATGACAATATGGATGAAGAGGATATATTTATTTTATCCTCTGGACACTGCGCGTTGGCTCTCTACGCCGTCGTGGAAAAATATAGAGGTATTGATGCAGAATATTTATTCGACACACACGGAGGGCACCCTCATCGATGCGAAAGCGACGGGCTGTACTGTTCCACTGGTAGTTTGGGAATGGGGATCACTGCTGCCGTAGGCAGAGCAGTAGCTAAACCAGATAGAGTAGTTCATTGTCTTATTAGCGATGGAGAGTGTGCTGAAGGCAGCATCTGGGAAAGCCTAAAATTCATCTACGAACATAATGTAAAAAATATAAAGATTTATGTAAATGTCAATGGATTCGCCGCATATGACGCAGTTGACACTTCCTATCTAATAAAGAGACTCAAGGTGTTTTTACCAAGCATCAGCATTATACACACAAATGTAAATGCCTTTCCTTTTCTAAAAGGACTCAATGCTCATTATCATATAATGAAAGAAGATGATTACATGCTGGCAAAAGAGGTTTTAGATGAGAAAAGAATTTAGTGCGAGACTGCACCATGAAATGGGAATCAACGAAGATATTTATTTACTGACAGGCGACTTAGGGTACGGACTGTGGGACAGAATTAGGATTGACTATCCAAGTCGTTTTTACAACGTAGGTTCATCAGAGCAACTAATGATAGGAATGGCATCCGGTTTGGCAATGGATGGAAAAATACCAGTTGTTTACTCTATCACTCCGTTTTTATTGTACAGACCATTTGAGACTATAAGAAACTACGTGGATCATGAGAAGTTGCCAGTTAAGTTAATCGGCGGCGGCAGAGATAGAGATTATGGATACTTAGGATTTTCTCATTGGGCAGAAGAGGATAGGGAAGTTACGAAAATATTTAAAAATATCAAGACTATCCATCCAACGAGTGTGAATTCAATGAATGAGAGTTTTAACTTTGTTATTGATAAAGAGACTCCGTTGTATATGAACTTGAAACGATGAAAATACTGCTAACTGGGGGAAAGAGCTTTTTAGCGAAAGAATTGACGAGTTATTTTAGCAAAGATCATACCGTCATTACGACAAATCGTAATTCACTCGATCCTACAGATTATGAAAATGTAAAAGCATTTTTTAAACATGTTGAAGTAGATGTCCTTATCCATACTGCCATCAAAGGAGGGAAACGAAATCATCCCGAAAATGTGATGGACTTATATGATAACCTGTCCATGTTTCATAATTTACAGCTATTTTCTGATAAATACAAGGTGATGTTTAATTTTGGCTCAGGAGCAGAATTTGACAGGAGCGGGGATATTAATATAGCCAGAGAAGAGGATGTGTTTGGAAGATGTCCGTCTGAATATTATGGATTATCAAAAAACTTAATAACAAGAAGGATTGTAAGAGAAAATAAAGACATTTATAATCTTCGCCTCTTTGGATGTTTTGGAATCAATGAGGAGCCCCAAAGGTTGCTTAGAGGCACCTACAGCAGGTTCGCAAATGGTGAAAGTGCAGTAGTCCACCAAGACAAGTATATGGACTACTTCTATGCTCAAGACATCGGCAGAGTAATTGAATATATTTCTATGAATAACTCAAACGAAATCCCCAGAGACATAAATCTCTGCTATAGACAAAAGTATAAGTTAAGCGAACTGGTTTATAAAATTAAATGTTTGTCAAATGCAAAAAACGATGTTATAATAGAAGACACAACCTTGGCACTGTCTTATACTGGTGCCTCCGATAAATTAGAAAATTTAAACATTCCTTTAATTGGAGTGGATAATGGAATCAAAGAATGTCTGAAAAATTGGAACAAATCTTAGAACTGGTATCTGAGTATATTGGTAAGGCACTCCTTGTGCATAGTAAAATAGGAAAACAATAATGACAGATGATGAAAAATTAGATGTAATTATTTTTATTGTTAGCGCCGGTCCCAATGTTCCAACAATTGGCAAAGACGTATTCCAAGAAACAATAGACAGTATTGACGAAAATATCGGTGATGATATAAAATATACATATTTTATTTCAACTGATAATAGAAAACAATATGATTTTATTAAAGAAAAGTTTGAGATTAATCCAGAGTTATTACTTGAAGCGAGACTTACAACTAATAGTTGGGCAAGAGAATTCAATTATTTTTTTGACAAATATAAACACATCACAAAAAACATTATCTATTCACACGATGACATAGTTATTAAAACTAAAGACTTTTATAAGATTATAACTGATAGTTTACGAGATAAGCAAGAAGAAGTTGGATGGGTAACATTTACAAATGAGCGCTATTATAATTATGATGGAAAGATCTTGCCTAATTCTATTAAAGATCGCTATGCAATAGACAGGTCGAATTATCCTTATATTTTTGAATGCCATAAATTTAAGGACTTAGAAAAAACTTACAAACCAGAATTATTGACATATCCAGAACGCCCTGTAAAAGTCCACACTCCATTTCCACATTTTTGTTTTGTGAGTGTTGAATCTCTTGAAAAGATTGGGCACTGTTGTGAGTGGACTGAGTACACGATTTTAATTGATGATGACTGGGCTCACGAAGCACTGAACAAAAACCTTAATAATGTATGGATACCAAACATATTTTATGATCACCCAAATCCGTATCATTCCCCAAAAAGGCTACGTCACGCGGATTTGAGATATCAAACGGAAGCGCACCATGCCTTTGAGAAAAAATGGGGTTTTAGCATTAGGAATAAATTAACTGATGAGCAAATTAAGCAGATAAGAGAAAAGTACAAAGGCACTAAAATAGCCGATAGTTCATATCGGAATACATTTGATTGGGATTATCTAACATGAGTGGTATAAAAGATAAAATAAAAGAATTAGTTTCTGAGTATATTGCATCAAAGCCAGATACTTGGGTTGCTGGTGAGGACTGGATAAAATACTCTGGTCCTCATTATGATGAAAAGGAATACCTTGCAGCAATTGAAGTGCTGCTGGATGGTTGGTTAATTTTCGGAAAGAATGCACGAGAATTTGAGAAGCAGTTCCCAGTCCACCTGGGCATGAAGCATGGTTCGCTAACCAACTCTGGCTCTTCCGCTAATCTTCTTGCCGTAGCATCACTCAAGTCCAAGAACGGTTATAACCTTCCAGAGGGTTCAAAGATTCTCACGCCAGTTGTTTGTTTCCCAACAACGATTAATCCAGTTATCCAGAGCGGATTTCAGCCGGTATTTGTTGACGTGACGCTGCCCGATTTGAATCCAGATTTGGATCAAGTGGAGAGGCTTCTTGAGAGCGACCCTGAGATTCGTGGGATTATGTTTGCTCACGTTCTCGGCAACCCTCCCGACATGAATCGCTTAATGGCGCTTGTAGAAAAGTATGATCTTATTTTTGTTGAGGATGCTTGCGATGCACTTGGCTCTTATTACGACGGTAAGAAACTTGGCTCATTTGGACATATCTCTACATGCTCTTTTTTCCCCGCTCATCACATGACGACGGGCGAAGGTGGATTTGTCGCAACGAATAGCTGCAAGATTCGTAAAACCGTTGCAAGCATCCGTGACTGGGGACGCGCCTGCTATTGCAACACCTCCAAGCCAGGTAATGTTACTGCTGGAACTGCTTGCGGAAACAGATTTAAACCTTGGCTAACTGGTATGCCTGAAGCCATTTATGATCACCGCTACGTGTTTGACGAGATTGGCTACAATCTTAAGCCACTGGATTTACAGGCAGCAATGGGCTTGCAACAGTTAAAGAAGTTGCCAGACCTTGACGCTGCTCGTCGAAAGAACTTCGCAATCCTACAGGAAATTTTCAAGCCTTATGAGAAGTACCTTCATCTTCCACAGGCAACTGAACTTTCTGACCCTTGCTGGTTTGCTTATCTGCTCACTGTAAAAGAGGACGCTCCATTTGATAGGGCAGATATTGTTGATTATTTAGAGAATGAGAAGATTCAGACTCGCTCTTATTTTGCAGGCAATATTCTTGCTCACCCCGGCTATAGACATCTTGCCGAGCCTTATGGAGACATAAATTCCATGTTCCCTGTCGCAGGACTGGTTACCACAAACTCTTTCTTTCTCGGCACGTTCATTGGTTTGACCGAAGAAAAGCTTACATACATCAAGAAGGTTGTTGATTCCTTTTTTGAGAAATTGAAATGAAAATAGTCTATGTTACCGGTTGCCTCGGATTCATTGGTTCTTATGTCACTCGAAAGTGTCTTGAACGAGGCTGGATGGTATACGGGGTTGACAAATGCACTTACGTCGCAAACGTCGGATTGATAGAGGAATTTGAAAAATATCCTAATTTTATATTTTTAAAAAAAGACATTAAGGATATTGATCACTTATATGATTGTGATTATATCATAAACACTGCAGCAGAATCTCATGTCGGAAATAGCATTATCGATAGTGAAGATTTTGTTAGCAGCAATATAATGGGTGTCCGCAATCTTCTTGACTTAATTCGACACAAACCAGAAAACACCAATCGCCGCCCCATTCTTTTCCATTTCAGTACAGACGAAGTATATGGAGATATCGAAGAGGGAGAGCATACTGAAAATCACCTATTGCATCCAAGTAATCCCTATTCCGCCGCCAAAGCTGCCGCAGACATGCTTGTATTGGCTTGGGCAAGAACTTATAACATTGAGTATGTTATTCTACGCCCCACGAACAATTACGGAATCGGGCAATATCCCGAAAAACTTATTCCTCTCTCAGTAAAGAATATGATGCGAGGCTTAAAGATTAGACTTCACAATAATGGAACTCCCATTAGGAACTGGTTGCATGCCGATGATACTGCAGAGGCAGTAATGTCAATTATTGATTCTGGCAAAGTAAATGAGATTTACAATGTTGCAGGTGGCTTTGAGCAGACAAACGCCAACACAGTTAAGAAAGTAGTATCGGCATATCATGAAACCAGCGACTGGGAACAGTATGTAGATTTTTCATATTCCCGTCAAGGACAAGATGTAAGATATGCACTGAACGATGTGAAACTGCGCCAACTTGGATGGAAGCCTAAAAAGGTGTTCGATAAAGAAGTCGCAGAAATTGTAAAATACTATAAAAATAACTTTATTTGGTAAAATGAAACTAAGTCAAAAAGATTTACTTGACAGGCATAAAAATGAACCAGCAGTTGTAGCGGTTCATGGTCCAAGTTTAAATGAACATAGGGAAGCGATTGAATCTCTACAGAGAGACAAAGAAATAATCAGATTTTCTGTCAATAATTGGTTTGATTATTTTGATGAAAGCCCCGATTATTGGGTAACTGCAAATGGGGAATTCACTATCCAGAGCGGCATTCAAAATTCTGGAATATGGACTCAGAGAGGATACCCGCGAGACATAATTCATGAAGTGAAGCGTGCATTTTTATTTGCAGATTCTGTCGATTTTAGTGATTATGTGTTGATAGACTCTCTTTTGAAGTGCGATTATCACGGCTATGATCAAAGGCATTTTAAAAATCGTTCTTGCTTGGACATAATCAAAAGTTTTAAAACGCACCACGAGGAGAATAAGAACTTTGATTTCAAAGAGTACGGCAATAATACCAATATTTGGAAACCCGTATCTAAATCAGAGATACAAAGAATTGGCTGCAATCCAATTTACGGACAATTCGGCGCTGCATTTTCTGGAATCTTTACGAATGGAGCGTGTTGCAGTCGAATTGTCAAAGATCGCCCAACGATACAAGAGTACTTACAACAGATATCTGGCGCAGAGGAACACTATGGCACCGCTGACACTGTGGCGCTCCACGCAATTGCTTTTGCAATAATTATGGGCTGCAATCCAATATATGTTGCTGGAATGGACCTGAACTATCGAAAAGGATACGCCTCAAGCGAAGCCTCCACAGAAAGGCATTTGAGTTCGGGAATCTTGGGACATTGGGAGCTTCTTGGAAATAGCTTAAAAAATGACTTGACAATACTGAAAAAAAGTGCTATAAATAGAGATATAGAAATTATAAACTTACTTAACAATTCTTGGTACGGTGTACTAAATGAGGGAACAAAAATATTATGAATAAAACTTTTATTATCGCTGAAGTCGGAATTAACCACAATGGCGATATGGACTTGGCAAAGAAATTGATTGACGGAGCCGTCACCGCTGGTTGCGATATGGTTAAATTCCAGAAGCGAACACTTGATCTTGTATATACACAAGAAGAGCTTGACAAGCCTCGTGAAAGCCCTTGGGGCACCACCAATCGTGAGCAAAAGGAGGGACTGGAATTTGGAGAAGCTGAATATGATGAGATTGATAGCTACTGCAAAGAGAAGGGAATCCAATGGACTGCCTCGGCTTGGGATATTCCGAGTCAAATGTTTCTGAGGAAATATGACTTGAGTTATCACAAGGTGGCGTCACCAATGCTTACTCACGACAAATTGTTAGAAACGATTGCAGAAGAAGGAAAGCACACCTTTATTTCCACCGGAATGAGCACTGTGGAGCAAATCGAACACGCGGCATCAATTTTTGAAAAAGTAAATTGCCCATATGAGCTAATGCACTGTAATAGTACATACCCGATGCAGCCAAGTGACGCAAACTTACGAGTTATTTCAACACTTCGTGAACAGTTTGGTTGCGACATTGGATATAGTGGGCACGAAGTAGGCGTTGTCGTCAGTTGCGCTGCCGTGGCATTAGGAGCTACATCTTTGGAGCGACACATCACGTTGGATAGGGCAATGTATGGCTCAGACCAATCAGCCTCCTTGGAGCTTGGCGGACTTAATAAGCTTGTAAAGTACGTGAGGGCAGTAGAAGAATCACTTGGATCATCAGTCAAGCAGTTACAGCCATCTGAAGTTCCAGCGATGAAGAAGCTCCGAAAGCATTAATAATGTTCGCTCTAATACCTGCCCGAGGCGGGAGCAAGGGGATTCCGAGAAAGAATATCGTAGATATCGACGGATACCCCCTTATAGCATACAGTATCGCTGCCTGTCAAATAGCAAAGAACATTGAACGAATATTTGTTTCTACTGAAGATAGAGAGATAGCAGAGATAAGCAAGAAGTACGGAGCAGAGGTTCCTTTTTTGCGTCCTGCGAATCTATCTCAAGACAGCAGTACAGACGTGGGGTTTCTAAGACACTTCTTTGGTTTATATGAAGTCGAAGAGGTTGCCCTTATAAGACCAACGACACCCTTTAGAAGTCCTGAATTTATGGACGAGGCAATTGTTGCCTATAATAAACTTAAAGACTCAATCACAGGCTTTAGAACAGTCAATGAAATTAACGAGAATCCGTATAAAGTTATTCAGTTAGAAAACAATATTTTCAAAGGATTCTTTTCTGATTTCAATGGAATTCAGAACTATAATAATCTCCCAAGACAGACATTTCCAAAAGCATATACAGGAAACGGACATATTGATGTTGTAAAAAAGAATACTGTCTTGAATAGTACGGCTTTTGGTGATATAATATATGGGTGTGTATGTGAAAATGTGATTGACATTGACTCACAGTATGATTTGGATATCGCAAGGTTGTTGACACAGACAGATAATAAGACAGTCAGAAGACTACAAGAGCAGATAAGGAGAAACATTAGATCATGAGTTCGTTTCGACACGTTGGAATTACTGTGAGTGACTTAGAGCGTTCTATTGAGTTTTATCAAGAATATCTTGGTTTCGAGGTTAGAAAGATTATGCTCGAAAGCGGAGAGTGTATCAATAACTTTTCCGCACTTGAAGGTGTGAATGTAAAGACTGTAAAGATGGTAGGCAGAAATAACTCTGGAATGATTGAGTTATTGCATTATCTATCTCATCCGAATTCAGAAGAGCAACAATTGAATTACCCGATTACAAATATTGGCTGCTCACACTTTGCTCTCACTGTTGATGATTTGGATTCCCTATATGAACGGCTGACGAAAAATGGAACACCTTTTAACTATCCAGTACAAATATCTCCAGATGGTAATGTGAAGATTGCCTTTTGTCGAGATCCTGATGGAACGTTGATTGAGTTGGTTCAAGATTTATGAGATTTGATATCTACAGGGATAAGAATGTTTTTGTAACCGGCGCCACAGGCGGTCTTGGTAGGGAGATTTGTATTTTGTTAGCCCACCACGGCTGCAATATATTTATGACATCCACTAATAAGCAGAAGTTGGAAGATTTAAAAAACATCATCAAATCACAAAGCAGAGTCGATGTATCTTACTGCGTAGGTGACTTAAAGAACACTGAAGACATTCAGGCTGTTTGTGACAGCGTTTTGCAAGTTTACGGTGACGAAACAGACATCGTTGTGAACTGCGCCGGTATCTTTCCGCTTAAAAGTTTAACCGATACTACTTTGGAAGATTATGAAAGATGTATGAATATCAACGTAAAGGCTCCTTTTATTTTTGCAAAGAGGTTAGTCATTGGCATGAAGAAGAGGCAGTGGGGCAGAATAATGAACATTGGCTCCTCCTCGGCTTACGGAGGATCCGCCGACGCTGGCTTATATTGCGTCTCTAAGCACGCACTACTTGGACTCTCTCGTTCCTTGTATCAGGAGTTAAAGGAGAAGAATATTAGAGTTTATTCATACTCCCCAGGATCAATTAGAACACCAATGGGCGCAACTGATAAAAGACAGGATTTTTCCACCTTCCTTGATCCAAAAGAGGTTGCAGAATATGTTGCTTTCATGATGTCTTATGATTCTGAACTTATCTCGGAAGAAGTTCGCGTCAACAGGATTGTTATACGATGAGTTATATAGAGAATCTGTTTTCCCTACAGAATAAAGTTGCAATTGTTACTGGTTCCGCTCGCGGAAATGGAAGAGCAATCGCCGAAGGATTAATCCTCGCCGGAGCAACAGTCATTGCCGTGGACATTTTGAATCAAGATATTAATTGTCAGACAGTAAAGTGTGATATCACAGATATATATGAAATAACGAAATTAGTTGACTCCGTTATAGAAGAGCATGGAAAAATTGATATATTGGTTAATAACGCTGGTATAAGTCTCGGAAGCGACATGGATATATATCCCGACAATCTTTGGACAAACACTTTAGCGGTAAATGTAACAGCACCTTTTCATTTAGCCAATCTTGTTGCTGCGCATATGAAGAAGAGCGCCAGTGGCTCAATCATTAATATAACGAGCTTAAATGCCGAATTAGCTTTCCCCGACAACCCAGCATATATGACTTCTAAGGGTGCTCTAAAGCAGCTAACTAAATCACTTGCCTATGATCTTGGACAATATGGAATTCGTGCCAATAATATAGGACCGGGATATATTAAGACTGCGATGACTGAAAAAAGCTGGAATGATCCAGAAATGAACAACATGAGAAAAAACAGAACTCTGTTAGGCAGATGGGGACATCCAGAAGACTTAATCGGAGCAGTTATATTTTTAGCTTCCGATGCATCAAGTTTTGTTACTGGACAGGATCTGTATGTGGACGGCGGCTGGCTTACAAAAGGGTTATAGGAGAACAAATGTCAAATTATAAAGATATCATTTACCCATCAGATGAAAAAAACGAATATCCCCAAAAATTAGCAGATCATCTTTATGAGAGATTCATAGAAGGTGAGCTTGCAGCGGATCAGGAATTCAAAGTTTTAGATATCGGCTGTTGCACAGGGCGAGCGCTTAAGATGTTTAATCGTCGCAATAATTTAGAGTTATATGGAATTGATATACGTGATGAAAAACACGAAGGCTATATCTTTAAAGAATGTAATTTAGAGACAGATAAGATTCCCTTTGATGACGACACGTTTGATTTTATATACAGTAAGTCAGTTTTGGAGCATGTAAGGAATACTGATAATTTTATTAGCGAAGCACTCCGCGTCCTCAAACCCGGTGGTGTTTTTGTCGGCATGTGCCCAGACTGGGGCTCACAATACAAGAACTATTGGGACGATTACACTCATGTGAAGCCCTTCACAAGAAAGGGATTAAGAGACTGTCTTAAAATCTATGGATTCGAAGATGTCGATTGCGAATACTTTTATCAGCTTCCGTTTTTATGGAAGTATCCTTATTTAGAGTTTGTTGCCAAAGCCGTTGCACTTCTACCAGATAGTTTAAAGTGGAAAGATCGAGATGAGAGAAATACAAAAGATAGGAAATTGATTAGATTTTCAAAAGAAAAAATGTTACTATCTTATGGGAGAAAGCCACAATGAAGCACGTAGATAAGGGCTGGGGTTGGGAACGCTGGATTGTCAATAAAGAAGAATATTGCGGAAAGCTTTTGTTTTTTGAAAAAGATAAGAAATGTTCTTGGCACTATCATGTATTAAAAGATGAAGTGTTTTATTTGCAGACTGGCAAGATGTTGATTAAATATTCTGATGAAGATGATATAACAACGGCTAAAGAATTGGTGCTCCATCCGGGTAACAACTTTCATGTTCATCGCGGATTGAGACATCGAATGATCGCATTAGAGGATTCTGAATTGTTTGAGTTTTCTACGGAGCATTTCGATTCGGATTCCTACCGAGTGGAAAAGGGTGATTAATGATTTATTATGTCGATATCGACGAAACAATCTGCCATTATGATGGAGAGAGGCATTATCCAGATGCGAAACCTATCTGTGATAATATCGAAAAGATAAATCAACTTTACGAACAAGGCAATAAAGTTGTCTATTGGACTGCACGCGGAACAACTACTGGAATCGACTGGACAGAGACAACTGAAAAACAATTAAATGATTGGGGCGCTAAGTATCACGAACTAAAACTAAAAAAGCCAAATTACGATGTTTTCATTTGTGACAAAGCGATAAGTTCAGAAAGATTTTTTAAGAAATGTATCAAACAGTATTAGTATTGAGGAAAAAAGACAATGTTAGAAAATAAAAAGGTGTTAATAACTGGTGGCTCTGGAATGCTTGGAAAGGCATTCAAGGACTATTTGCCTAATGCTATTTATGTTTCGTCAAAAGATTGTGACATAAGATATCGCAAACAAGTTGATCAACTTTTTGAAACACATAAGCCAGAATATGTTTTTCACTTAGCCAGTCGAGTCGGCGGCGTCCTTGCAAATATGGAAAATTTAGGAGCTTTTTATTTTGATAATATCACAATGAATACGAATGTCTTAGATGCCGCGAGAGTCCATGGTGTCACAAAGCTTTTATCGTGCCTTAGTACTTGCATATATCCAGATAATGTGGAGTACCCATTAACTGAACAACAGATTCACAATGGACCTCCGCACTCATCAAACTATACTTATGCCTATACAAAAAGAATGATAGACATTCAGTCAAGGGCGTATAGGCAACAATATGGATGTAACTTTATTAGTATGTCTCCAAATAATCTGTTCGGAGAGCATGACAATTTTGACTTACAAGGCTCTCACGTCATTCCGGCAATCATTAGAAAAATTTATGAAGCCAAACAATCTGGCAATGAAGTGGTTCTGTGGGGCGATGGAACTCCCATGAGAGAATTTACATATGTAAAAGATATTTCCAAGATTGCCATTTTTCTTATGGAAAATTATGATCAACCTGACCCAATAAATGTTGGAACTACTGGTGAACATTCTATCATTAGTATTGTTCAAAAAGTTTCTAAATTTCTAAATTATGATGGACATATTGAGTGGGATGCAACAAAACCAAATGGTCAACTTAGGAAGCCGTCTTGTAATTCAAAATTATTATCTCTTGGGTGGAACGAAAAAGAATACACAAATTTTGATAATGCCTTAGAGGCAACTTGCAGATGGTTTGAAAGAAAATATCCTAACTTGAGAGGAGTAAAATAATGAAGACAGCGTTCGTAACAGGAATAACAGGACAAGACGGATCGTATTTGGCAGAACTCCTTCTGCTCAAGGGGTATAAAGTCGTCGCCATGAAACGCAGAACATCCATTATCAGCACAAGCCGGATAAATCATCTAATGGGAAATCCTAATTTCCAAATGGTGTATGGAAATCTTAACGACTCAGGATGTCTTCATCGGCTACTCCTCGAACATAAACCAGACGAGATTTATAACCTTGCTGCCCAATCTCACGTTAGAGTATCGTTTGAGACGCCAGAGGAAACAACCGAGTTCGTCGCAATGGGAACTCTCCGTCTCTTAGAGACATTCAGAAACACTTGCCCCGAAGCACGCTTCTATCAAGCGTCTTCATCCGAGATGTTCGGAGACAATCCAGAACACCCTCAACGAGAGACAACTAGATTAACTCCAGCCAGCCCATATGCTTGTGCCAAAGTGTACGCCCACAACCTTTGTAGAAACTACAGAGAAAGCTACGGACTACACATCTCCAGCGGAATTCTCTTCAATCACGAGTCACCACGCCGTGGAGAGACATTTGTTACCCGCAAGATAACCCTTGCAGCCGCCCGTATTAAATTGGGCTTACAAGACAAGCTTTATTTAGGCAACCTCGATGCTAAGAGAGACTGGGGCTACGCAGGAGACTATGTAGAAGCAATGTGGCTAATGCTGCAACAAGGTACGCCAGATGACTATGTCATCGCCACTGGAGAGACTCACTCGGTAAAAGAGTTCTTGGATGCCGTATTCGAGCACGCCGGACTTGATGTAAATAAGCATGTAGAAATATCCGAGAGACTGTTTCGTCCCCACGAAGTTCCACTCCTCCTCGGAGATCCTTCAAAAGCGAAAGAGAGTTTAAACTGGGAACCAGCGGTTAAATTTAAAGCTTTAGCTAAAATGATGTATGAGAGCGATTTAAGATTAATAGAGAAAAATGGAATTTAAGAAAGGAACTCTTGTAAAGTGGTATGAGTCCTATGCTGATGGAATCGGATTCACGAGAGACACTGGACATGGAGTGATCATCGAGAAGTTCGCATACACCGTAATGGACAAGCCTTATGTTCTGTATGAAGTTTATAGAACAAAATTTCAAGATACAATGAGATTTGAAGAACGCGAATTAGAAGTATTGAATAAAACGACTTGAAGATAATTTGAAAATGTCACATATGTGTGATATTATAAGTATAACATATAAACAAGGAGGTTGCAATGCAACTTACAAATCAAGCACTCGGAGCAGTTATGATGGCTCTCCAAAACTCACTAATGAATCAAACAGACATCGTTCCCGTCCTAAAAGATTTTAAATTTGCTGAAACTGATGACGGACTCGTTGTAGAAAATCCACCAGTTGTGGATATGACGACTCCTGATACCGAATCTGCAGAGGGAGATGTCGGCTCTGTGTTTCAGGCATATGTCGATGAATTGGACGGAACAGGCACTACTGAACAGTAATGCCGAAGTATATTTATAAATGCAGTGAGTGTAGCGATTCATTTGAAGTAATCCACTCGTTCGGCGAATCTGTTGAGACTTGTCTGCAGATAAATAACGAAAGCAAATGCTCTCCCGATTCTACGGTGGAACGAGTTCCTCAATTCATGAACCTTGTCAAGAAACAAGAAAAAGATGTCCAAGTTGGACAAGTTGTGAGTGAGCATATCGAGGAAGCGAAAAAAGAAGTCGAAGAATATAAAGAAGAAATGAAAAACTGGACACCCAAGCAATGATAATTTTAATTCTGACATTATCGATTGCACTAAACTTTCTTTTAGTTTGGTATACATCAAAGATAATAAGTAAATTAATATTCCTTCAGGAAAATGCTGAAACAATATTATCGATAAATGAAACGTTTGGAAAGCATTTGAATGATGTCAATCAGATGGAAATGTATTTCGGAGATGAAACTCTTGTAAAGCTACTTGAGCATTCAAAGTTTGTGGTAGAACAGTTGGAGATTTATAGTGAAATATTCGAAGAACTTGAAGCAGGGGATGAACAAATAGATGAAGAAGTTGAAAAGGAAAGACGATAGTTTATGGCACGCGCAAGGAAGTCCGGAAAGCATTATTTTACAAAAGATCACGAGAATGCAATAATTCAATATGTGGCGACAGAAGATCAAAAGATAAGAACACAATTATATATTGATTTCATAGGACCAGCATTCAATGAGATGGTGGACAAGATTGTATACACATATAAGTTTACAAATCTTCCAAATATTGATTCGCTTAAAAGCGAGTGCAAAGTTTGGCTAACCACCATTCTTGATAAATATGATCACACTAAGGGCTCAAAGGCATTCTCATATTTCAGTGTAATTACCAAAAACTGGTTTATTCACAAGGTGAAGAAAAACGCCAAGCGTGCGAGAACAGAAGTCCTATACGACGAGATGCCAAAAGAAGTCGATCAAGAGCTTATTACGACAAAAAATAAATACCATGAAGAAAGAGAGGAGAGGGAGTTCTGGATGTCTCTCTGGAGTGAAATAGACACTTGGGATACTGGAAATCTTAAAGAAAACGAGAAAAAGGTTCTCGAAGCGGTAAAAATACTTCTAAAATCAATAGATGAAGACGAAATGATATACAATAAAAAAGCAATTTATTTATATCTTCGTGAACTTACTGGACTCAATACGAAACAGGTAGTCAATAATCTAAACAAACTTCGTACAAAATACCATATTTTTAAGAAAAATTGGACAGAAGGCAAAATATAATATTTGCCGTTCCTAATTAAGTGGAGGGCATTATGTCAAAAAAAACAAACAATTATATAAACGAAGCAATCGAAAATATCCGAAAGGATAGAGAGATAACGAAAACACTGCTCAGTGATTTAATTGTCTATCTGAGCGCAGACGAAGAGCGGCACAGAGATGTCGGAACCGTTGCGGCTAAATATGTGGAGACATTACAGAGATCAAATGAGCAGCTTGTCAAGATCGTTGCGCTCCTAAGTAAAAATCATGAATCGTCTACCTCTCTATCAGAACTCGACAAGACTGAAATATTTGACTTGCTGAACGGAGACAATTAATGAGTTTATTTAGCGTCGCCAAAGCGAAAGCCGAGAAAGAAGCCAAAGCGAAAGCGAAAGCTCAAGGGCAGAGCGCAGGAAGCGCTGGAACAACTGCATCTGCCGACGCAAATCTCGCCGGCTTTATAGACTCCCTGATAGAGCTATTCAATGCATCTCAAAACGCTGGAGGGCGACCATCTGAATTCGGACAGTCTAATAATTCTATAAATAGTAGTTTTTTCAAATCTCTAAGTGCGCAGTCTCAAGAAAATATTGCATCTTCATTGCAGTCTCTCCGTGGAGGAGAATCTGGACTATATGCCCTTGTCCTTCAGGACAAATTAGAACTTGAAAAAGAAATGTCCGTTAAAGCTGTTATTGAGGCGCCTTCTATTTGGAACTATCTTCTTAATCAAATTGATTCTACTAATGCTGATAACAAATCAGCAGCAGCAATAAGTCTATTAAGTTTTCCAGAATATTATATTTTTATTCTTTCTCACACACAAGGGAAAAATCCAATCCCAAAAGTTGTTAAAAACGAGTCTTCTCAATACTCGTTTTCAAACATATTCGAATATCCAATAGCTTCTATAACTTCCTCTGAGTTGAGGAAAGGTTCCGAACTAGAATCGGGAACACTGGTAAAGATTAAGTACGAGAATGCAATTACTCAAGAAAAGCCAATAATAGTGGAAGTCGTTGAGGAATCCGCTACATTCAAGACAATAGTGATGAAGTCTCTGATGCTAAAGAACGCCCAAAGCGCCACTAATAATTGTAAAACAGATTCAGAATTAACTGGTGTAACTCATGCAACTGGTGACGCTATTGGCTCTAATGCAAACAAGTCGGAAAAAGTAATATACATTAATGGAGACGCCATCTATCCATATACTAAAGATATGAAAAGTGCAGAATTGATAATCTTCTACAATGGAATCCAGACTGGTTTAAATAATCAGCAGCGACAAAATACAATTCTAAGTGTGTTGCAGAAGAGTGAAGACAAGATTTCTAATAAGTTATTCTTGATACCAAACGGACACAATAAGGACTATAAGAAGGTAAAGGAAACAATATCTAGATTGCAAAGTGAAAAAGGCGTTAGTATTACCGGCTATAAACTTGGTTTCTGGAGTGGCGGCGCCCAAGGCGGGAAAACCGCTTTAGAGCAGGAAACATTCGCTAAAGTTGAAATAGCCGATCCTTCACCACCATCTATCCCTGCAAATATTTTGACACCAGGCAGCAATATATTTATGGTATACAATAAGGCAAATTGGGGCGCCACGCCCAAGGCTTATTATACTACTAATATTGATAAGTATATATCGACAATAGAAAAAACGGGAGCAACAGTTGTAACCACGGGTGACTCTCATACAGCAATAATGGAAAAAGCAATAGGGAGGTTAATGGCATAAAATGGGACAATTACCAACAACTGACTCACCGGAATCGCAGGCTTTAAAGACTCCAATCGTTGTCACTTGTGACAACGGACAGGGAGGCACTGGTCCATCTGCCGGCGGGGAGTTTTCTCATATAGCTGAAGGAGAAATTATTCGCCAAAGAGAGGAAGTGTGGATCAGAGGGGTAAAACAACCTGGCTACATATATGAATTTGTTATATTTCATGGACCATACGGTGCTAAAAGAGTGGCAAAACCAGTTGCCGTTTATGTGAAATCAATGATAGCTGCTGCAAAGGCTGATAAAGTAACGCTACGAGTCACTTCGGGATTCCGGACATACGCAAAGCAGGCTGAACTCTACAAGAAATTCCTAATAAAAAAACAACCTCCCACAGCAAAAGCGGGCAGATCCAAACACCAGTCAGGCATAGCTGTTGATTTTAATGTTCATGGAGACAAAGGAGCATATGAGTGGATGGTTAAGAATGCCTACAGATTTGGTTTTGTGCGAACTGTTCCACGTGAACGCTGGCATTGGGAATATAGAGGCTCATGGCCTGGGCAAGAAAAGCCAGACTGGGCATCGGCTGAATTGGGCATGTTTTCGGTAATTCCAAGATATCATGCGTGCGGCACGGTTCCAAGCATCGGAGGAATTGGTTGGAGTAGTCCAATGGGTAGAAAATATTGGTGGGATGTAGGATATCGCCCACACCTTAAAAAGCATACCGATAGCGACACCAGAGGGCGCACCAATACTTGGATAGGCGACTGCAACGAGCACCTTCCAGACAAATTTGATCGTGATGATCCAGGCTGGGACAAAAGAGGCCCTTCAGTTTAACAAAACTAACTATTTACTATCATGAGCAATACTAAAGAATCATTCGATAACAAGAATCTCCCACCCTTGATTGCCTCAATCGCTGAATCTGATGGAACATATTCAAGTGGTGGCGGTACATCCGGCGTTTTCGGAAATACACTTCTGGAGTCTCTTCCAAAATATATTAGATCTCAAAATGAAAAGGTAATATCAGCCGGAAACTCATCTATTGTTCTCGGCAGAGATAGACCGACATCCAGAGCATCTGGCTACGGTGGTATGGGGCACACCCAGGCAAGTTCTATCGATATTGTCGTCGGCAGAGGAGGAGCTTCGCCAAAAGGTTCTCTAAACTATGATCCAAATTTCGTAGCAGACGGAGCAAGAATTCACATAAGTCAAAAGACAGACATTGATAAGAACTTCAATCTCGCTGCAGGAGCGATGGGGAATCCCCTTGCGAGATCCGGCATCGGCATAAAAGCAGATTCAATCAGAGTTATCGGGCGAGATGGTATTAAGCTCGTAACGAGGACTGAGAACAAAAACTCAAAAGATGGATCTGCCTCTTTTAATGGAATCGAATTGATAGCGTGCAATGATGAGACTGACATCCAGTCAATCGTAAAAGGAGAGAATCTTGTAGAAGCTCTCTCCGAGTTAGAAGCTCGTCTTGCCGAACTTAGTTCAGTTGTGTTAAATCACTTAAAAGATCAGTTACAGTTTAATTTAAAAGTGGTGTCCCACACGCATCAAGGAATGGCAGGTCCGCTACCTGTAGCTACGATTCCAGCACTCTCGCTTATCCCTGCCGGTATTAACGCCACGACTGATGCCATGGAAGGTATGGTTGATAATTTCAAACACAGAATAAACACGAATATTATTTGGAAGACAAAATATCTAAACTCAGCATCAAATAAGTATATTTGCAGCAGATACAATAAGGTGAATTAAATGAGCTACTCAGAAGATTGGAGACTGGGAAACGAGTGTTTTCCCTTCGAAGACGATCATAGTCTATACATTGTTATTGAAAGCGAATATGAAACTCCCGGAAATGAAAAGGATAAGAGATTATCAGAAGCAGTTCTTGATGGAGTTTTTAAGCTACTGAGATTCTATGGAAAAGATACAACGGCTGTATATGATCTGTCCGGAACTTCTCTTGCGAAAGAATATTATGTGTCTTTGCGCCCTTGTGTTCGCATGAGAGTGTTGGTTTCAGTTCCAAAGAATGAGTTCGAACTAATAAGCGACGATCCCTCTTCTTGCAATGTCAACAAGCCTGCGGAAGGGTATCTATCTGCATTTGTTGATGTCGCCACTGTCACCCAACAAATAGAGACTGCTGCTTCTGGAATAGAATCTCTCATTCCAAAGTTGATAAAGTCTGATAAATTCATTTCAAATGTCAACATACCTCGCGAAGTAAAACGACTAAGAGCAGCAGGACGCGCCATCCGGAGATATATAGATTTGAATAACATAGCACCGCAAACTCCGCTGGATCCAGAATGTGTTCAGCCAAATGAGGTTGATAGAACATTGGAAATCGGATTTACATTTGACTACAATGCTGTCTTTGCGCTTGTCGATGAAGAGCAATACACAATAGGCTATGATTGCTTTCTTCAATCTTCGGAATTAAATCATATCACAAGTATAAATTATCTTACGAGATTGAACTCGATAATTGAAGGGCTACAGTTAAAAAATGAAGCAAGCTTTAGTGTATTTGATTTTCTATCAAAGCATACTCTCCCCACTCCAGTAATTGAAACAAAACAATCCTCATTGGATGGTTTAGACAAATATGATGAAAATGGAAATCTATTTTCTTTCGCAAATATTGCCAAGCTCCTCACATTGGACTTAGATATTGATCTCTGTAAAACAGATGAAGAGAAGGCAAAGGAAGATAAAGAGTTGTGGAATTCTCAAATAAGAAGAGAAGTGGCAAAAACAACAAGGGAGACTTCAGAATTTGTTGGAAACATGAAGTTGTCTACTGGAGGAGTCGAGAAGCTTAGGCGACGACTAAGGGGAGTGAAACACAGTGTCACCTCAGACGGCGGAGAATTTGGGTTTAAAGGACAAGAGGCAGTAGGGATAATCTACAACGATGTGATGGCGAAGGTTGATCTCGGATGCGTATTAGAAGAAACGATTCAATGTCTTTTGGAAAACTCGATATCAGAATTCGGAGAATGGGCTCTTAACGATCCTGATTTAGAGAAGGTTCTAAGAGTGCAGAGCGTTACCGGATTATCTGATGGCAACTGCGATGTAAAGAAATGCGACGGCACCCCGGATATTGGATGGAAAATAGGACTGCCTGCCTTTCAGGGAATCAATATTCCATCCAACTTTCCAACGACGGACTGGCTCGCAGAATCAATGGACGCCGCCCTCGTATCTCTCTATAATACTTTAATAAGTTCTTTGACATCTCTGATTCTTGGGATACTTGAAGGACTATGCGAACTTCTCTTTTCATATCCCGATGGATTTTCAAGAATCTCAGAAGGATTTAAAAGTTGGTTTTCACAAACTCTCGGAATCAACATTGATGACTTGTCTAATCCAGACACATGGTCCGCAGCATTAACGTCTGCTGGCGGCAAGGGCTTCCTCGGCGTTATCGGAAACACTGTTGCTAAAATGGAAGGTTCTTTGAGTTCCGCATACTCTGAGACTGGAATCGCAGTTAGGATACCAAATCCAGAAACAGGCGAAATAGAAGAGAAATTCATATCACCAGAATTTCTTGTAAGTCTCATGTCGGAGATATCCACTGCCGTCGATGATATGGAAGCGGTTTTATCAGAAACAGAGTCACAGGCAGTATTGAAAGGCACAGCCACCGACGAAGTTGTAGAAGTTTGTTATAAGTGTGTGACTCGTAATGGAAGTAATATTTTCCAATCAAAAGAAGACTTTGTAGACATCATGTCCGGGATTGGAAATATGGTCCAGCCCAAGTTCTTAACACAAAAAATTGATGAGCAGAATTCCATTTCATCAAATATTTGCGATATTGGAGACGGCTCTAATCAGAAAATCCTTCGAGAAACTTTATTACAAGAGAAGGACTCAAGCCTTAGTTCGGAAGAAGTCGAGGAGATTCTAAATAAAGAAAAGCAAAGAAAGAAGAATAGAATTTTAGCTGCATCAGAAACGCTGGAGATGTATAAAGCTGGCAGGCTCGCTCCTTCATTTCCGAATATCTTTGGCGAGGGTGGACTAATACCAGAAACGCCTCCTGTAATAGAAGAACTAAATAACTTGATATCCAGAGCTTCTTTTGATTCTGTAATAACTAATTTTAGTATCGAGTCTTCTGAATATCCTAAGATCTGGACAAGTCTCTTTAACGATAACTCTCCGATGGAACCATTCGACTCTATCATTGTTAATAGCAATAGTGGCAGATATAGACTTGGATACACCCCCGAATCCAAGGAGACTGTTCCAACAGCAGAGTATAATGCGTACACACTTGGTCCGTATGCCTTTGGAAGCGACATTGATATAACCGGCATTGCCAAAGAGGGCTCAACCAAAAATCCCTATGGCGGCGAGGAAAAAGACGACGCACTTTTTGAGAAACTTGTCAAGGATTTAGAACCATATGTTGCATCTTCTACCCACACATTTGGGAATGAGCGGTTTAAGAGCCCCTTTGCAAAAAGCATAGGCGGCAGCAGAAGCCTCGGGCACACGGGCGATCAAGTCGGAACATTTGATGCCACCAATGGAATTTCAGGAGCACGAGCATATGCATATTTGTTAATGAAAGAAATGGATACCTACCAAGAAGGCGGCGATGTGGACAGCCCATCCACTAATCCATATTGGGGAGAAGTCTTCAAAGGTCAAGACAACCAAATATTTGATCTCACGGTTAGCTATGATGGTATCAACGTGACTGTGATTGTTAAAACTTATTTAGGAGAAGAGCCAGCAGATATTGTACGAGATACTGCTTGGTATAATAACCTTGTTGAAGTAGAGGTAAACGCCTATGGCACGGAAACAAAACCTTTATCTCTTAGACAAACATCCGAGGATTATTATATAAGCAACAACGCTTCCTTTATCGGAAGACAAGTTTCAACCGGAAGATTGAATACGCAGGAGTATAAATATTCTAATTTATCGCTTGACACACTTACGGATGTAGTAAATCCAGAGATAACCTATGGGGCGGACTCCAATGAAGAGGTTTTGTACGAATGGGCGGAACTGATTGCCGGACGTAATATAAGAGAAGGTATTTTAGAACAATTTGCAACTCACATCGCCAGCGGGAAATATTCATCTCTTTTCACCAATGCCTATTCTCCCATTCAAGCCATATCTTTAACATATCCCAAAAATGATATTTTAGATTATTCCTCTCTTATTGATTTCTCCAGCGACTTCTCATCATTTCTTATTTCCAAGTCTTTAAGCGGAGAGTATTGCGATACAATAAGCACCATCAGGCGTGCAAATGCAATTACTGGGGTAAGAATGCTTGTCCGACTGTTTATTGTTGAGCGTGCTCTTGCATCTATCCAAGTTCTTAATGGATTTGACATTGCATTTATGGAAAATGACTTATTCGCATCCTCTCTTTATAAAATATTCAAAACAGAAATGAAGGAATATGAGAACAGTTTCGACAACATTGAGGGAAGTTTGTTTAGCGATATCAAATCCAATGCCTTGAAGTATTATGAAATATTGAATTCCGGAGGCGGAAATGTCGAGATACCAGCTACTGAAAAGGATGCTCTGAAGAGAATGTTCTCAGAAGAAATTGAGAATCTAAGACAACCGATAATCGATAATTTAAAATTAAAATGGGATTCTTCCACTTGGGATGGATTCTTGATTAAAGTAATATTCGGAGAAATTGATGACTTAGATGAAGTTTATAGTAAGGACACCATTCTGTCATTTGGAACAGGTGGGGAAAGCTTTGTTTTCAAGCGAGACAAGACAGAAGGAAAAAGTGAAACAATATATAGTTACAGCCTATCATATGTCAAGCTTGAGCAAGATGGGACAAATTTAAATATTGTAGACTTGCCAGTAATTTCAGTAGAGTGCTCTGGAGAGAACCTGGAAGTCTCTGTCGATCCCGTTTCCTCGGAAATCGAAGCGATAGTGAAAGAATATGGTCCGTATAATTTTGGAAAGAAAGTTAGCCTTGGAATGTTCGGCGAGAAGCCAGATGTCCTCCTTGCGAATACGATGTCTAGTGAGATTCCTGTGGGCAAAAATGTAGCTATTACACCAGCACTGGAGTGGTTAAAAGAAAAATCAGAATCTGATGCTGATAAAGATAATGCAGATAAAACAGGATCACGATATATAAAGAAAAGGGCATATTACCTCGGCGATATAGATTATGATTGGATCGCTGATATAACATATCCATTACGAGATACAGCTAGTCGAGAGAAGTATGATCAAGAGATATTTATAACAATAGTTGCAACAGACAGTACTCCAATACGCGAAGCAGAAGAGAAAAGAGAGGCAGAGATCACTGAAGAAGAAGCCAAGATCGCCGAAAAAGAAAACGAAATCTACTCCAACTTGCGAGACATGATGATCGAGACAAGAGAATATCAAGTACTGTTTAATGACATTCTACCAATAAAAGACATGATTTCTTCCCTTTCTCTGTATGAATATTGCGCTCTATCAGATACAACGGTTTACCCAGAGGTATCAGAAGCAGGTATAAACTTGGCTGATATGTTAGCCAAAACAAAACTTTCAACATTACAAATATTTGCAAGTTCTATCTATGGCAGCAAGAAGATATCATATACAGATCCGTTTCTTGAAAAAGCCGGGACAGATAATGTAGCTTGAAACTATTTATAAGAGGAGAAGTGTTAGATGCCGGGATTATCGCCAAAATTGCCACTAAATATAGATCAGGTTGACGGATATTCTTTGAACAAGACGTTCAAGCAATTATCGAGACAGAATCTAAAGATGGTGATTATGACAAATCCCGGAGAAAGAATAATGATTCCTGATTTTGGAGTTGGCATCAAGACATATCTGTTCGAAAATGCAACCCAGGCAACGTTTGATGAAATTGAAGATGAAATAAAAGATCAGGTATCAAAGTATTTACCATATATGATAATTAATTCAATACAATTTAATTCTGAGCAAGTTGGCATCAACATGTCTGAGTTAGAAACCTCATCGACTTCAAACTATGTCAACTTGCAAATAAAGTATAGCATACCTTCATCGTTCATTTCCGACGAATTAAATCTTAAAATTTAGTTTTTCACATATTTATTATCAAATAGGGGATCCCTTTTCGTGGCGAGAAAACAAGAAAATGTCAAAATAAATTATCTAAGCAGAGACTTTGAGACAATCAAGTCTGAATTGGTAGAGCACGCAAAGAGATATTACCCAGATACTTACCGCGACTTCTCCGACGCCGGATTTGGATCTCTAATGATGGACGCCGTTTCTTATATCGGCGATATTCTATCTTTCTACTTAGACTATCAGGCAAATGAGAGCTTTCTTGCTACGGCGATTGAATATGAGAATGTCCTAAAGCACGGACAGACAGTTGGATATCGATATCAAGGTGCTCGTTCCACTTTTGGAGACGTGTCTCTCTACATTATTGTCCCTGCCAACACCTCTGCAACCGGTCCTGACTTGTTGTATGCCCCTAAGCTCAAAGCTGGCTCCTCTTTCTCTGGCGGAGCTTCTTCTGCCTTCACTCTTCTTGAAGATGTTGATTTTGCCGATCCTACAAACGAAGTCGTCGTCGCAACTACAAATGCGACAACTGGAGTTCCAATAGATTATGCAATCAAGACAACCGGACAAGTTATTTCCGGAGAATTGAGAATAAAGATATTTGAAATTTCAAACTTCGTCAAATTCAGAACATTATCAATCCCATCCAATACTGTGACGGAAGTTGTTTCTGTGATGGATTCAGAGGGAAGACAATATTACGAAGTAGATCATTTATCTCAGAATACGATATATGTTCCAGTTTATAATACCGACTCAACTACGAGAGTTCAAGCCCCGACAATCATGAAGCCGTTTATTGTCCCAAGGCGATATATTATCAGAAGAGATTTGTCTCAAACAAATATTACTTTCGGCTACGGCTCAGACTCTCAATTGAGCGCCCCGAGCTTAGTAAATACTCGCGACGTTGTTCTTGATTTGCATTCCAAGACATATGTGACAGACATGGCAATGGATCCGACTATCCTGATAAAGGGAGATAAATTCGGCATAGCTCCAGCGAACACAAGCTTGACAGTGAAATATCGAGAGAACACTTCAGAAAACTCCAATGCAGCGGCAGGCACTGTCGATGCTGTCATAAACTCTTCTTTTGAATTCGCAAACAGAGTGTCCCTTAATTCATCTAAGATGCTGTCAGTCCAAAGCTCTCTTGAGGTGAGTAATGAATTTCCAATTCAGGGAGAGGCTGCCACTCCAAGTCTCGAAGATCTTAAATACTTGATATCTGGAGCGCATGCTTCTCAGAATAGAGCAGTTACTGCCGAGGACTTCAAAACTCTCGTTCTCTCAATGCCTCCTAAGTTCGGCGGAGTTCAGAAATGCTCTGTCATTCAGGACGTTGACTCTAACTTGAGAAATATCAATATCTATGTTATAAATGAATCTCCAAATGGATTTCTTGAACAAACAAACTTGACATTGAAAGAAAATATCAAGACTTGGCTCAACACAAAGAGGATGATAAACGATTCAGTTGACATTCTTGATGCCAAGGTTGTTAACTTGGGCGTAAAGTTCTCCGCCCTTGCATCCTACGGAGAGAATAAGAGTGTGGTATTTGACTCCGTGATGGAGAGAATGACTGACTTCTTTTCTACGAAGCTTGACATAGGCGAACCCTTCAGTATCACTGAAATATATTCTCTCATCAACGCCACGCCAGGTATCGTCGATACGATATCTGTAAAAGTATTTCAAAAGACAGGGGCGGGATATTCTTCTGTCAACTTTAATGTCAAGAATGAAACAACTCCTGACGGCAGATTTATCAGAGCGCCAAAGAATGTCATTTTTGAAGTGAAGTTCCCCAGTGCAGATATTCAAGGGACGATTAAATAATGGGAATCAAGAGATATACAGCAAACGCTGATACAACAATAACTAACGCATACAAGACAAACTTAACGACTCGCGCCACCTCCTCCAACATGGGCTTAGCTGATTCCCTTGCAATCTTCCATATCTATGGACAAGAGACGGCAACCTCCAGCGAGCTTTCTCGTGTCCTTATCGACTTCCCAATTTCTTCAGACATCGCCTCTGATCGCTCTGCTGGGCTTATTCCAGCCAGCGGTTCCGTCAATTGGTATCTCCGAGTATTCAACGTCGTCCATCCAGGCACACTCCCTCGCAATTATAACATGACTATCTCCGCAATCTCTCGTTCTTGGGACGAGGGAACTGGACTGGACATGGAGGGCTACACCGACACAGGATACGCCAACTGGACTTCTGCAGCAAGCTCATCCGGCGGAATTACTAATTGGACTGCAGCCGGCGGTGATTATCACGCCACCCCCACATATACCGCTCCCTTTGTAAATGGAACTGAAGACATTGAGCTTGACATTTCAGAACTTGTTGAGCAATGGATTAAAGGCGACGCAGGAGGCGGACAAGATACTTATGGCGTCGGAATCAAATTGGAGAATGAATCAGCCTTCTCATCTTCATATACTAAGATGTTCTCTGCCCGAGACTCCGAATACTTCTTCAAGCGCCCAGTTCTCGAAGCCCGCTGGAACTCGGCAACAAAGGACGACAGAGGCAACTTCTACTACAGCAGTTCTCTCGCTCCAGCAGTAGACAACCTCAATACACTTTACCTTTACAACCATGTTCGAGGGAGACTCACAAACATTCCTTCAATTGGAACAGGCGAGATCCTCGTCTCCGTTTACAGTGGCTCAACCAATAACACCGCACCCTCTGGCTCCAAGCTCTTGCTCGCAGCAGGGGGAGGGGTTGTAGCCGACTTGGACACTAACGCCACAGGCGGATATGTCTCCACCGGAATTTACTCCTGCTCATTCGCAATCACGGGCGCATCTACTCCTCTGTCTCACTTGTTTGATGTATGGCACGGTGCTACTACCGAATACTTCACTGGCTCCGCGATTAAACCCAAGACACTTTCAGCGGGCTCTCACAACCCATATTCGAAGCATGTCATGAACGTCACGAATCTCCGAGATGTCTATTATCGCAATGAAACCGCACAGTTCCGACTCTTCACGCGACAAAAAGACTGGAACCCAACCATCTACACGAAAGCCGTCGCTGCCCCTGCTGTTCAAATTGTTGAAAGCGGATCCTTTAAGATAGTTAGACTCACTGATAACTTTAGCGCAATTCCGTTTGGAACAGGCAGCGAGTTACATACCCAGCTATCCTTTGACTCCAGTGGCAGCTACTTTGATCTGGACATCTCAATGCTTCAAGCAGGATACGCATATGGAATTAAGTTCGCATTTTATGACGCCGTAGTTGGAACTTGGAATGAATATCCAGACTTGTTTAAGTTCAGAGTAGAGGAATAACATGTCCACGAAAGATCTCTTCGAAAGAAGTCATCAAATAATTGCATCGTCCAGCCTTTCTGATTTAGATGTTGAGTCCGCAGGATATATCTCAGAGTATATCAAGGATCAGAATCGAATTGAGCCACATGTCGATTTTGGCAAGCCGGAGAACTTTGCCAAGTATGGCTCTGCTCAGGAATACTACAATCAATCTCTCAAGTGGATATACAATGAGTATCCCTACGATGGCTCTCTCAAGGAACAACTTGAGTGGAGAAATAAGTCAACACTTTTAGATACTTACATCTATGACAATCGATATCCGAAATCAACAGGATACGGAATCATCTCCAGCGACAACTGGGGAACGCTCTCCAGCGCACAGGAAGGCGGCTACGGAGCCCCCGCTTCTGCAGATTATGAATATATCAATCTCAAGGGCGGTCCAAACTCTTTCTACGGCTCTTCAATCGCAAATGCATCCCTCAAGAATGTCTTCGATTCAAAATCAAATACTTGGGACGACTCAGTTACAGGCTCAGAAGGCGCAGTCACCGCAACGAGAGAGTCTAATCTTCAAACCAATCTTGCGCAAGGTGTAACTGTTGAGTTCTGGCTTCAAACCGGCTCTCTTTCCGCAGCACTCACTGAGAAGCAGGTTGTCTTCGATCTCTGGAATGGACAGCTTTCCTCAAGCGCCGAATATGGACGCCTCACAATTGAGCTAACCGGTTCAACCGCTGGTTCCCCTTTCCTCGTTACTGTAATGTCAGGAACGGACGGATACTCTCAGCAGTCAATCGGTTCAGGACTTGATCACAGCACGCTCTCAAGCTGGAAGCACTGTGCATTCAGCTTTGCCAATAGCGGAAGCACAATCGTTACGAAGCTTTACCAGGACGGTGTTTTAAACGACACCATGACGACGGGAACAGATATCGGAGAAATCCGAAATCCAATCGAAGCGAATATCGGCGCACTTACTTCCGCCCCATCAGGTAATGTCTATACCGGCGCTTCAATCGAAGAAGGTTGGGGTAAGCTTTCCGGCTCCATCGATGAGTTCAGATTTTGGAAAACAAAACGATCCTCAAAGGAAGTCGGAAGATATTGGTTCACATCGAATCTCGGCGGAGGAACAAATACTGACTTTGCAAATCTCGACTTGGGCGTCTACTATAAGTTTAACGAAGGCATCACCGGAGTTGATTCAACAGACAGTTCAGTCCTTGATTACTCTGGACGGATCACAAACGGAACTTGGACAGGCTACCCCGGCTCATCTGCTCGAAACACAGGATCTGCGATCAACTCGGCATCTGCAGGAACGGAAGATCTCGATCCAATCATTCACTCCAACCATCCCGATATTGGAACTCTAAACACTGAGTTGACTCTTTCTGGTTCCGTATGGGACTACGAGAACAACTCTTCCCTCTTCTACACGATGCCATCTTGGATTATCGACGAGGACGAAGGAAATGGAGACAACGGAGACTTAAAGAAGCTCACTCAGGTTATGGGCAGCTACTTCGACAACCTCGATTTATTAATTGGAGAGTTGTCAAAATTCAATGTAGCATCATATGTCAGCAGCAGCGCACAGGGAACGCTCTTCAAGCCATACCCATATGCCCAGACTGCTCTCCGCTCACATGGTATGGACGCCCCAGAATTATTCTCCAACATTGACATTCTTGAATACTATGCCAATCGCAACGAGACACAGGAATTCGAGCAAGATGTCCACGATGTCAAGAATCTGATTTACTCCAATATTTACAATAACTTAGCCGATATCTACAAGGCTAAGGGAACTGAGAAGGCGTTTAGAAATCTAATCCGTTGCTTCGGAGTCGGCGACGATCTCATTCGAATCAACGCTTATGCCGACAATAGCACTTACAGGTTCGACACAAAAAGACGAGCAGGCTCCCATAAGACAAAAGCCGTCAACTTTAATCACACGGACAGGTTCGCCGGAACCGTCTATCAATATGCTGACGCCTCTAATTTAAACAGCGTCTCCTTCATCTCAGGTTCATCCACTGCCGGATTGACTCTGGAGGACAGCTTTCCCATCACAATGGAAGCAGAATTTGTCTTCCCAGAGAAAATTGACAAGCGAGAAGAAAACGCCGCATCACAAGAGTTTCCATTTCTAACAGCCTCTCTGTTTGGAATCCACACAGCACAAGCGACAAGTCCAACTGAAACAGATATGACTTGGGCAGCAACGGATCCTGCCAACTTCCAAGTCTTCGCAATAAGGGACAAGATTTATTCAAAAGATGTCAAGTTCATGCTTTCATCTTCTGCACCCTTCCCCATCCCAGAGATAACATCAGGCTACTTCATGAACACTTACGAGAGTTCAAAGTGGAACTTCGCTGTCAGACTCAAGCCACATGGATATCCACACTCCTTCGCAAGCGGAGCCCTCGACAACAACTATGTGGTTGAGTTCTATGGCGTTAATTATATCGCTGACCGCAAAATAAACGAATTTAGCCTCACTGGCAGCGTCCCTAAGCAGGATGCAGAAAACTTCCTTATCGCACCCAAGCGCATTTATGTGGGAGCCCACTACACCAACTTCACGGGCTCTGTGATACACCAAACAGATGTCAAAGCAACCTCTGCAAGATTCTGGATGGACTATCTCGACAACGAGGCAATTCAGAACCACGCAATCGATCCTGGAAACTTCGGACACCCCCGTCCAAACCGCAGCGCATTCCTTCTCGAAACAGACTTGGAGAACGTCGAAGTTCCTGAACTTGAATCTCTCGCTCTTGCCTGGGACTTCGATACAGTCACGACTTCAGACGCATCTGGCAGATTCGATGTCCAAGATATAACCTCTGGCTCAATCGCAGAGACTTCACGATACGGCTGGCTTGGAAAAGTCCTTAAATATCAACACACTGGACGAGGAGACTCTTTCCCCGCCAACGCAACAGGTTCTGTCGAGAATCAATATCTCTACGCAGCAACCCAGCGGCTTCCCGAGATGGTATTCGGAGACGACAACATTCGCGTCCTCTCTCAAGAAGAGACAGAGGTGTTCACAAGAGAGACTCGTCCCACGAAGACTTACTATGCTTTCGAGAAGAGCATGTACCAAGTCATCTCCGATGAGATAATCAATTACTTCGGATCAATCGTTGACTTCAATAACTTAATCGGAGAGCCAAAGAACAGATATCGCCAAGAATACAAAGATATCAAATACTTGCGACAGTTCTTTTTCGAGAGAGTTGGAAACACTCCAGACTTGGACAAGTTCGTTGACTACTACAAGTGGATCGATGCAACTCTTGAAGCAATGCTCATGCAGCTTGTTCCAGCCTCCGCTCAAACAAGCGACGGTATCGATAATGTCGTCGAGAGTCATATCCTTGAGCGCAATAAATATCAGAGCAAGTTCCCAACGCTTGAGTTTCACGTCTCGAACCCCGAAGGCGGAATAGAAAACGTCGGCAATCTTCCATCTTGGAGATTTGCCCATCGCCCAATTTCAGGACTACAAAGCGACAACTGCGAATACTGGAAGCAGCGAGCCGAAAGAAACGATTCTCCAATCAGCAGCGGAGACGCAGGAGTTGATTCCGACAGGAACCTGATACTCACAGCATCGCTGCAGGTTCTAAATAGAAGTCACACCACTCCTTATCGCTACGCCGTTGAGAAGAATCCTGAGATTCACGGAGGGGTAAACTATTCCGAGAGCAAGAAAGGCGACTTCTATCGAGGCGTAAACTTCCCCCACGGTCCGATGAGCAGCATCGGACTTCCCTTAAATGTCCTTCAAGCGAACAACGTCGATGTTCAACCGCTGAAAGACTGCGACGATACTCTCGCTCCAAACCAAAAGAGAAAGTACTCATTTGGAACCCGAAACGGCAGGGCATACAACTCCGGCTCTTTCGACGGCATTAAGGGCGAGATAGCAATGCCCTTTAACATTCTCAGCGCATCTCAGGGCATCGGCGGCTACAACACAGCAATTCAAGACAATTTCCTTTCCTCCTCTCAGTTGGTTAACTTGCACAATGACGGATACGGACTCCGAAACGAAATCCCAATGCAAGGACCATTCACCGAGAAGTTCGTTGGTGGAATTCAGTCCAGACACGTTAAGTTGAACAAAGGTTCAGACAACCAATACAATCGCCCCGAGAGTTGGAGACTGCTCCTTGGTGGAGGACCGGGAGGTTCTGGCTCCATTGGTTTGACTGGTCCAGATTACGGCGGTCCATATCCTGATCCAACTCGCGAGAGAGCATGGTTCTTCCGAGAAGAGACTGCCAAACGCCCCATCAACATTCGAAATATCCAACAGACAACCTCTTCAATCGGAAACTACGAGAAGACTTATCAAGTGGTTCAGACATCTGGACGAAGCACAAACAACTTCTGGTTCAATGACAACGGAGTTACACTTCCTGAGAGATATACAAGTACCCTACCGCAGACAACAAACGTCCATACATTGGTTGGAGTTAGGCCATATACACAATTACCCGCCCGACGACGAGGAAACACCTTCTTGCCGGGAACGAATGTTGGCGGCACCGAGAATGCAGCAGCACTTCGCAGAGTTGGAAATAGATTTTTTCCATATAAGGCATCGGCTGCTAATGAAACCAAAAGAACAGTCTTCCCACTTCCAGAGAGAACCGTCCAAGATGTTGTTATTGTCGAGAGATTCTCTGCACCCGGTGGTCCTGAAATCAACTCCCTTGGCTTCTTAGATATCATGGCGGCAGAAAAGTCGGCATATAATGCCCTCCCTTGGAGAAACCTTTCCGTAAGAGGATCTGGTTCTGGAGAGGAAATTATCTTTCCAACAGCAGGAGGCACAATCAAAGTCTCCGATCATCTTGGAAAGCGCCGAGGATTAAGAACTCTTGCCTCACTCCACGCCGGACAATTCGGCTCTGACGCTACATACGGCTCCATTACTGCAGACAGTTACGTCACATCTCCTTCATTCTACAAGATCAATCGCAACGTAAGGTTTAGGATCGAGGGCACAGAGGGTTCTTATTCAACAGCGTCCGTTTACGACAACTGGCATATTCAGCATCCAATCCCTCAGAATGATTCTCAATACTCCTGGATCAACGGTTCGTTCCTATCAGGAAGCACTCCTCTTGGACACATGCCTCCATCAGGACAGACATCTGGCTCAAATGGCTTCTCCGCAGCGATAATTTTCCTGTCATCTTCCTTGCCCGATTACACCGCATCAGTCGGACTTTCTCCACGCCGTCCGGGCTCTCCCATCGACTTTGTTGGATTGAACTCCTCTATATACGATCAGACTGGCTCTGCCTTCAATGTCCTGTCATCTTCTACACTTGCGTCTTATAGAAATCCCAAGTTGGATTTGTCCCCTGGTGGAACATTTAGAGGTGGTGATTTCTTAACGACTTTCAACGCCTTAATGCTTCATCGAAATGGACCTTATGGATACTCTTCTTGGAGACAGGTTAGAAATCAATATCACTCTCTTGTCCGTCAGATGCGCGAGAATAACACGATCTCAATTATTGATCCCGATTCCGAAACAAGAACGGGTTATCAAGGATATACTTGGGGTCCATCTCCAAAAACTCTCAACGATATCTTCGGAGGAAAAGACAGTAAGAAAGGGCAAGACAGAACTGTTCTTCAATATCACGAACCAGTTGTACAACAGAAATATAAGGCAATGGAGTTGAATGGAAAGGCGTCTGGACTTCCAGTAGAAGTTAAAGCAACTTATGGAAATCAAAAGACATACTTTGTCAACTCTAAGTTGAATGAGAAGCTAAACATAAACGAGAATCAAAAAACATCAGCAGACTCTATGATCGATGGCTTTCGAGATGAAGAGAATCGCCTCGTCAATATCAAGTATTCTGAAAGTGTCTACCCAAGCGATGTAAACGTCTATCGTCCATACATCCGACAAAGAACCTCTTACGTCTCCTCATTTTGGCGAGATGATAGAGGGGACAGAAATCAGGTAAATGTCACAGGCGGCATGGGTATTGTTATTCCAAGACGAAGCATGTGGCCCCTTGATGCCAGAACTGGATTCACAAGCAGTGCTTCTCCTGGAATTACCGTTGGCGTTCAAGATGATGTTGGATTCGAGGGAACTCTTCAAAATCCGTACACCACTGTTCATAGCTATTATCCGGGCTGCGGCCCAGCACTTGGACCGTTTGTTCCAGGGGGATCAATCGCAAACATTACGGCATCTGCCATATATGCCAGGAGACACACTCTTGTTACAGGTTCGAGTGCAAGGGCAACTTCAACTGCATTTGAATTTCTGAATAGTGATCTTGTTCCGTTCTCTGGAGATGCTCCGTGGGACGCAGGAGAGCAGTCTGGCAAGTATCCGTTCTATGATTCCTATAATGATTATGTCAGCGAGATGAGGACAATCGGAAAGGATTATTCCATATTGCCTGAGTATCGTATGAGTGACAGAATCGACTATGTCGTAAAAGAAGGCGGAGATATCTTTGATGATATTTCCATGTTCTGCTTAACTGGTGCCCTTGCGAATACAACGTCAAGCAATCAAGATAGCTTCTATAAGGTTTATAGTCATTCTGACTTTATGAAATACTTCAATGTGATTAAGAATGATGTAACAGTGTCTTCAAGTCTATCTGGAAATCCAACTGAATTGACTATCCGCTGCAAAGCTCTTTTGAAACTGTTGCCATATGATGGATTCTACCCGGCAAGCAGAACTCTGCAAATGGCATCTTTATTCTCTCAATCGTATGGAAGCAATGTAGATTATGTAGCAGGTGCAAGTAATCCAGCAGGAGCTTTCCGTCCATTTTTAACCCCATTGTTCGCGCCAGGAATTGTATTTAATACGATTAAGTCTGGAATTGCTGTGGATTTCCCCGTGCTAACTGACAAACTGTTCATTTCTGCCTCGGCAGACGCACAAAACTATTATATCAGTAACGAAATTTTTGATTACCGCGTTCCGTTCGAAGCGACGGTAGAACCTCAAAATTACTTAAAAAACCTCGCACTTATTGATATGGAGCCCCACCCATCGTGTTCTATAAATGCAACTGCATCGTGGAACGGAGACGGAGATTCGAGATATAGGCTTGCAATGCACAACTTCTTGGCGGAAACCCCAGAATTCTTCTTGGAGAATCAATCATTTTCATCATTCATATCATCCCCCGAGGATAAGTTTAAGGAAGTAGAGGCAGGAAAGAAATATCATATGAGAGTAAGGGTGAGAAAATCTTTCCATGCGGAAGGCATATCGACTATCCAGCGACAAGCTTTCCCTCAAATCACGTCGGGTTCTGAGACAATTTGCATGTATAGCAGACCTTCTGCCTTTGGACCACCCGTCCTTGGCGCGATAACAGGCGTTCCGATATTTGATTTAGTATCAGGATCTTATTTTGGAGGAAGTAATCTTGGAAACAATGGACCATTCACTCCTCCATATTACAACGGATCCGGAGAAGTCATATTCGAATTCAATCCAACTGAAAGCAAGAGATATACTCTACAAGAAATTCAGTCACAAATCACTTCATCTTACAGGAGATTCTTCGGCTGGAACATTATGACTTCCGGCTCAGGTCCTATGGGCAGCAACGGACACATTCGCCCGGAAACCAATTCTACTCAGATTTCAGCGTCTGTCAACTTGTTTGGAAAAGTATCATCGAAAGATTTATTCCAGTTTCAGAATGTTGAACTAACAGATAGAGATCAATGGGTAATTCAGACTAAATTCGAAACCCCAATATTGAACTTCATTGACGCATCTTCCAGCGCAACACCGATTGTTGATTCTGGTTTCTGTTCCGGCGGCGCAGAGACTCGCCCATACGGAATGTGGCATCAATACGGACGCCTTCCGACAGTCAATGAGGGCATTTATTTGGAGATAGACGATATCCCATCTATTGTCGCTACTGATTACGGTGGTTCAGATGGCTCAATAGCGGATATCGTAGGATTTAACAAGACTTCTCAAAAATTGGGTAACGTTGCCCCATCCAAGACAATTAGAGAAGCCGTCGTTGTTGTTCCTTTCGTGGAGCGCGACGGACAGAGAGTGTTCTTCTCGATAGATAAGAGAAAGATCGACACAGCTATTAATGGATTTGAATCTGGACCATCTGCTAACTTATCCGAAGCCCCAATTCTCGCCGGAGACTCCATAAGACAGATGGTTGACTCAATGCAGCGATATGTTTTCCCACCAAGTATGGATTTCATCACATATCGCGACAATGTTGATCCATTTTCAATGTATGTGTTTGAATTCGAACACAAGCTAAATCAACAAGATTTGGTTGATATCTGGCAAAACTTGCCTCCCCGAATTGGAAGAGCATTCGACAAGGATGCTAAATTATCTACAAGCGAAATTATGCAAACTAAGGAAATAACACATAGACTGAATGATGAACAGTTGCTATCAGACATTGATTCAAAACTCCAGTGGATGGTTTTCAAGGTTAAGCAGAAAGCTGAAAGAAATTATTGGAGAAAAACTGTCTTAAATAATATAAATACATCAATCCCGACAGAGCTAAGCAGCCAAGGCGGCTTGGCGAACACTCTTAATAAGAGCAGCGCATCTGACTTCCTGGCAGGCGGCTCCGCTAAGGGAACTATTTCAAAGGATGAGGAATTGTCAGTATCATATAACTGGCCATATGACTTCTTTTCACTTGTCGAATTGGCAAAAGTAGACGAAGAAGTCATTTTCGGATCACCAGTATCCGTCACAGTTGATAGAGACATTCCAGTTGGAACCAATCTTACTCAAGATGGCGTTACTGACTTCGTCGTATCCCCACCAGTCGCGGATACTATTGATAAGAATATCCCAGTTGGAACCAATTTGGACACATCGGGCATTCAGAATTCACCCACTGCACCCCAATCTGTGAATAAAAATGTGTCCACAACAACACTTTCTCAAGATGGAGTCTCTAAGGTTACAACAACATCTGTTAATCAAAGCGATGGCTTTGGGAGCAATCTACAACAAGATGGAATCACAACTAATACCTCTTCAAAGAAGTCTGGTATTAAAAAATGATTAATAAATGAGATAGGTTATTATTTACTATAGATATGGAATTTTTTAATAAAAAAGAAGAAGTCTTAGACTTACAGCTTACTCAATACGGCAAATACCTTTTGTCTCTTGGGAAACTGAAGCCTGTTTACTATGCATTTTACGACGACGGTATTGTCTATG